CTATATTGGATGCTGGACGATGAATGAGGTGTTCATGGTTTTAGTCTGAAGTGCCTGAAGCTCAAGCTGAAGCCTGTCAATTTCAGCTTGACTTAGCTCCATACCGTACTTAATGCCTTTGGTATACCCGGCTCCGTAGAAGCCAAAAGCAGACCAGATAGCAATAGCCACAAATACCAGTGCCCAAAACGGGCTATTAGTAAGTAATCCAATTAAATTTCTCATACAGCCTCCATTTCGGCAGCATAGGAAATATTGGCTGCCATACGATTAACCCAGCCTTTACCGTAAACGGAAAAGGTTCCTATTTTGGTGTAGAAACGGAGACGGTTGGCTATGTAGAAGAACACCAGCTTACGCTGGTTCATAGACTTGGCTTTACTGACAGTAGATTTACCTAAAATACCATCAGGAATAGTGCCAACTACTTGCTGAAGAAATTTAGCTGCTGTGGCATTGCCATGCTGGACTGCTGCATCAAATATCTGATAGCTAAGCTCAGGGATAAACTCATCTAAGTTAAGCTTCTGCCAGTAGTCTCTGTAGTAGAGCTCCTTGGCTCGGTCTAACGTCAGGTTCCTGATATCTTCATGCGGGTAGCTCATAGCGGAAATGCCGTACTTGGTTCCTTTGAGCTCGCCTTTACCAACGATTCCTACAGTCCAGTTGCCACGGTCTTTAGGGTCATCTGTGAAACAGCCTTCTGACCCTATGACTCGTTCAAATGCCTGATTAAATGCTTTATCCATCAATACGTGATCCTTAATAATAATGATTTCTAATTATAAAATAACCCCCAAAACTTACGCTTTGAGGGTTGTATCAGGAGGTCCAAATGAAATTAATTATTAAGACACTTACTCCACAGGCTCTGCTTTAAGAGCCTTGTTAGCATTTACAGAGAGCTTACGGAAAGTCTTAAAGAGCTTGGTTAAATCTACAGTCTTCTTACGGCAGCGTAAGCCAGCAGATTTATTGCCTTTAAGACACAGCTCTAAATCCTTGAAGAAGTCCTCATCGGTAAGTTCCTCACGGATCTGATCAACAACCTTGGTCAACTCGTCCATCGTAGTTTCCTATTTTTATAACGGTAAGCAGTGGTAGATTTTTTATATTTGTATCGGTCATTGCCGATACGCTCAACATAAAGCCAGTTATGCTTTATGTCAATATTTATTTACCAGAAGAACCAAATCCAAAAATACCACGAGAGGACTTCTCCTGATTACTAGGCAGTAAATCAGGTGAATCTAACAGCTTTACAGCCTGCTTACTTCTGCTGTTTTTGATTACTACCAACTGAGCAATTCGCTGACCTTCTTTAAGGCGCTTCCAGCGATTAAACGGGTTCATCACTTGGATCTTCAGACTTCCCGTGTAACCAGCGTCAATAGTACCTGTAAGAACGATTAAACCTAAGAACGCAGTAGAGCTTCTGGGCAGTACAAAAGCCAGCTCATCTGGCTCAAGATGAATGTGAATGCCAGTGTCAATCATGTGCACGTACTGCGGTCTGCACTTGTAGTCTTTAGGCATGGCGATATCAAAACCAGCATCCAACTCATGAGCCTTGAATAACTCCTTGGCTCCTTCGTCTTTAGCGTATAACAGCATAAGTAGTAGTCCTCAAAGAATAAATTTTTATTCTTGATATAATTCCAGAAGTCTATTTCATGGCTTATATCTATGAATTACTTAATGGAATTTGTTTTAAGCAATAAAGAGCTGCTTCTCGGCATGTTTACTGCATTTGGTGGATGTTCCATCAGATACGGTGAACTATACAAAAGAGGTAAGCTCCATATTAAATTCTATCTGGTAGATTCTCTTACAGCAATTTTTATTGGGGCTTTTATGTATTTGTACCTAGTAACCGATCTAGGTGTGTCCCCTATGCACGCTGTTTTATTCAATATATTGGTGGGTAATCTTGGCTCAAGAATTGTAACTATTGGTTTAAGACTTAATCGCGGAAATATTAGAGCATTACTATATAATCTGCTTGAATCGGCTAATAACAGGAATACTCCTAAACCAAAATAATGATTAACCCATTTAAATCATTTACTCCTCAGTTTCTTGTTATCTCCTTTGTTCTGATACTGGGGAGTCTTTCTATTTCTGGTTATTTCATTTATCAGCGCATTTACTCCATTGGCTATAACGACTGCAAAGCAGAGTACGACCAAATACTCAGTGAGCAGGAAACCAAGAGCCAGCAATTAGAAGATGAATATCGTGAACGTGAACGCAAGTATCAGCAGCAGGCTGAAGAACTTACTCTCAGGGCTTCTAAAGAGAAAGAGACTTATCTGTCTCAGCTTAGTGCTGTTGAGCGTGCTTACTCTGACAGGCTGCGCCAGTCAGAAAATCGTGCCCGTGTTTATGAACAAATGTCCAGAGGCTCCGCATGTTCCGTTGGCTCTCTTGCAGCTCACGCAGCCAGACTCGACCGAAAGCTTACAGAAGGCAGACGACTGGTTACAGAGCTCAGAAACCTTATTGAACTCCGTGACAGCCAGCTCCGTACCCTCGGAGAAGAACTAAAACTTTTAGGACAGAATGATGCAGACTCAAGACAAGATAACTGACTGGGCAAATGAACCGTCAGTAGCTGATTTACGTAAAGACTTGGAATCAGCCAGAGCCACTCATGATTTACAGATGCAAAAGATTAAGCATTGGGTAAATCTGCTTAATGTTACTGGTGAGTGTGCACCTAAGAAAATCAAAGGGCGGTCTAACGTACAGCCGAAACTGATACGCAAACAGGCAGAGTGGAGATACTCTGCCTTAACTGTACCGTTCCTCTCAGCAGCCAAAGTGTTCCAGGTAAAACCTCGCACTTTTGAAGATGTAGATGCTGCACATCAAAATGAGATACTGCTGAATTACCAGCTTGAGACTTATCTCAACAAGACTAAGTTCATCAAGAACCTGGTTCGTATCGTAGTCAATGAAGGCACTGCCATTGTCAGGACAGGCTGGAAAAACATCACTGAGCCAGCCATTCAGCAGGTTCCTCTCTACAACACCGTTCCGATAGATCCCAATGACCAGTCGGCTCAGCAGATCTTGCAGCAGCTACAGCAGGCAGCTGACTTAAAGAAATCCAATCCCAGAGGCTTTAACGAGACCGTTCCTGAAGACTTGCAGGAATCAGTAAAAGCCACTGAGGAAATGGGTTCGCCTGTGCTTTGCGTGCCTACTGGAGAGTATCAGGAAGTCCCTTATAACAAGGTGATTGAAAATCACCCGACCATTGAGATACTCAATCCTTCCAATGTCTTCTTTGATCCTACGGTTGAAGACAACATTGATGACTGCATGTTCATTATTCAGTCATTTGAAACCACCAAAGCAGACCTCATCAAAGCTGGCATTTACAAGAACCTCGACAAGGTTGACTGGAAGTCATCAGATCCGCTGTCAGATCCAGACCATGAATCATCTACACCGAGTGAGTACAACTCCAATATTGGAGACTCGCTCAGGCGTAAACAGGTTGCTTATGAGTACTGGGGCTACTGGGATATAAATAAGAATGACACCTTGGTTCCTATTGTGGCTACCTGGATCAATGACACCATGATCCGCCTTGAGGAAAATCCTTTCCCTGATGAGAAACCGCCTTTCGTTGTCATTCCTTATTTAACTGTGCCCAGACAGCTCTATGGTGAGCCAGATGCTGAGTTGCTTGAAGAGCATCAACGTATCTGTGGTGCTGTAACCAGAGGCATGGTTGATTTACTGGCTAAGTCTGCTAATTCACAGCAAGGCTTTGTCAAAGGCATGTTAGATCCTATGAACAAGCGCCGTTTTGAAAACGGTGAAGACTATGAGTTCAATACAGGAACCAGTCCGCAACAGGGCTACATCATGCATACGTTCCCTGAGTTTCCTCAGTCGGCAATGGCAATGCTACAGCTTGTAAACAATGAAGCTGAAGCTCTGACTGGTGTTAAAGCCTTTTCACAAGGTCTTAATGGAGATACTTACGGGCAAGTAGCTACTGGTGTTCAGGGTGTGCTTGATGCCAGCGGTAAGCGTGAGATGGATATTCTCTACAACATCGCTGACGGCTTGTCTGATATCGGTAAAAAGTTCGTAGCGTACAACGCGCTGTTCCTCTCAGAGGAAGAAGTAGTCCGTACTACCAATGACCAGTTTGTACCTATCAAACGTGAGGATATCAAAGGCAACTTTGACCTCAAAGTAGCTATTTACACCCCAGAATCACAGAACGCCAAAGCTCAGGACATCGGTTTTATGTTACAGACCATCGGTCCGAACATGCCGCCTGACATTCTCATGAAAGCTATGAGTAAGATTGCAGATCTTAAAGACATCCCTGACTTGGCTCAAGACTTCAAAACCTGGCAGCCGCAGCCTGATCCTATTGAGGAAGAGAAGAAGAAGCTTGAAGTTGAGAAGCTTCGTTCTGAGGTTGAGCTTAACAGCTCTCGTGCTGAGAAAGAATCTGCCAATGCACAGGGTCAGCAGATTGATAACGAGCTTACTGCCAACGGCACTAAGCATCAGCAGGAGATGGACAAACAGCAGGCTCAGGCTGAAGGCAATATGGATCTTGAGATCGCCAAGTCCATGATGGCTCCTGTTAAAGCAGGTGAATTTAAACCGAATCCAGATGCAGCTATCGGCTGGAAGTTAGCCCGTAAAGCTTATCAGGCAGCGGCTGACAGAAAGATCCAGGCTGCGGAGGACAGACGCAAAGCTGCTGAACAGCAAGAATTGCAGCGACAACAGCAATTAGCTCAGTTAGCAGCAATGCAGAATAACAACCCAAACCCTAATGGAGGGCTTTACTGATGAGTAACAATGCATCTATTGATGCTCTGCGAGAGCAGAAGAATCAGGAACTGCACATTATTGAAGTCAGCGAAGCACTAGCCAGACTTGAGAAGAATAAGGACTACAAGCTGTTATCCGATTTTCTTTTTAAAGACATGGTGCTTCGCCACAGTGAATTTTCTTTTGGTTTGAACTATGAAGATGCTTACCAGGGTAAAAGCAGGAAGCTGCTTAAAGCTTTGGTCAGAACCAATGCCTACCTGAAGAACCTTCACGCTATTGCTGACGATGCAACTCAGCACATCTCGGAGATAGATGCTGAGATTGTCAAATTAGAAACTGAGGATTAACAAATGTCCGATACCACTACTAATGATGAAAATACTGAAATTACTACCGAGAATCAGGAGCCTGTTCAGTCTCCTGCGCCTGAAGCTCAGACAGAGTCTGACGTTCCTGAAAACACTAATGACACTCAGTCTGGTTCAGAGCCTGAAGCAACGGCTGACTCAAGATCTAAAACTCCTGAAGAAAGCGTGCTTGATATGCCTGACGATGAGTTTGAAAAAGCTCATGCCGAAGAAAAAGAAGTAAAGCCTGAACCTGAAGCCAAGCCTAAATCTCGCAAGCGCCATCAGGTTGACCGTAACCTGTCACCTGAAGAGCAGGCTCAGGTAGACGCTAATATCAAGGCACAGACTGAGAACCTTACTCCTGAAGACTATGAGAACGCCTATAAAGATTTGCTAAAGCCTTTATGGGCTAGAGGTCATAACTTTACTCCCCGTAACATAGATGAAGTTAAGACTCTCATGTCTCAGGGTGTTGACTATCTCTACAAGACTCAGCAGCTGGCTCAGTATCGCAAGCAGATTGACCTGCTTAAACGAGAGAATATTTCTGATGACGATCTCACCTTCATGGTGGATTTAAAGAAAGGCAATACTGAAGCCATTAAGAAATATTTTGCTGACCACAAGATTAACCCTTACGACATAGACACCACTGAGGAAGTCCATTACCAGCCTCAGACGCATATGGAGTCTGATGCTGCTTTGGCTCTGAGGGACAGAGTAAGTGATCTGTTCCAGCAGCCTGACGGCAAGAAGTGTTATGACTCCTTAGTAAATGACCTGGATATAGACTCTCAGAATTATTTTTTAAAAGAACCTGACCTGCTGAAAACGCTTTATGAGCATCAGCACATAATGGTCGGAAATAACAAAAGTTTATATAATGTGATCAAGGACGAAATTGCCCACCAGAAAATGTTGGGTAATATTGCCCCTAACACAACTTTTTTGGAAGCATACAGGACCGTAGGCAATTCATTACTTCAACAGTCAGGTCAAGCTGGTAATAACCAGCCATCTGGCTCTGCCACAGCACCCTCATTCCATCAACGACTAGGCTCTGTTAAGAACGGAGCCAATGTATCTGACAGAGTACGGAGTGCTGGAGTTTCTCCTAGATCCAAAGCTGTCAGGACAACCAGAAATGTCAGTCCGTTTGACATGCCTGATGATGAGTTCCTCAAGCAGTTTGACGGCAGACTTTAATTATGGAAAACAGAGAAAATGGCAGATACCTACGTTAATAATGGCGGCAAGACCGTCATCAACTATGACCCTGGTTATACCGGGGATGATTCTGGCAAGTCGTCCATTGACTACCAGTCCAATGCAACCCAGCTTCAGACCTTTAAGTGGATTAAGAAAGCTCTCGTTGAGACTCGCAAGAAAGAGTTTTTCGGGCAGCTTGCTGATACCACTACGATGCCGAAGCACTTTGGCAAAGAGCTGAAGCAGTATCACTACTTCCCAGTACTGGATGATCGGAATATCAATGATCAGGGCATTGATGCTAACGGTGTCCAGATTAAGAATGGCAATCTCTACGGTTCATCCCGTGACATTACGACTATTCAGGGTGCGCTTCCTACTCTCGGTGAGAACGGCGGTCGCTACAACCGTATCGGTTTCTCCCGTGGCTTAATCACTGGCACTTTCGCCAAGTACGGCGTGTTTTACGAGTGGTCTCGTGAATCCCGTGAGTTTGACTCCGATGAGGAGCTGGCTCAGCACTGCGTCACTGAACTGATGAACATGGCTCATCAGCTCAATGAAGCCATGATCCAGTCAGACCTGCTTAAAGGCGCTGGTACTGTGATGTATGGCGGTGCGGCTACCAAAGACTCAGAGGTCACTGGTGACGGTGCTACTCCGTCCGTGCTTACGTATGACATGCTTATGCGTCTGGATGAGGAGCTCACTGAGAACAAGACTCCTGAAGAGACGACTATCATTACTGGCACTCGCATGGTTGATACCAAGACTGTTGACTCTACGCGTGTGCTGTACTGCGGCAAGGAGCTGGTGCGTGCGCTGCGTCTGCTCAAAGACCCGTTTGGCAATCCTGCCTTTGTGGGCAAAGAGAAATATGCTGCTGGCAAGACCTTACTCAACGGTGAGGTTGGTGCTGTCGGTCCGTTCCGCATCATTCAGGTGCCTGAGATGCTGCACTGGGCTGGGGCTGGCGCTACTGCTACGGATACTTCCAAGTATCTGTCTACCGCTGGCAAGTTTGACGTCTTCCCGATGCTCTGCGTTGGCAAAGGCGCTTTCACTACCATCGGCTTTGAGACTGGTGCTGGTGCAGGCGGCAAATGGCGCATGATTACCAAGCAGCCTGGTCATGATACGGCTTCACGCGATGACCCTTACGGTGAGACTGGCTTCACCTCGATGCTGTGGTATTACGGTATTATGATTCCTCGTCCTGAGCGTATCGGTCTGCTGAAGGTCGTAGCGCCCATCTAATCACTGATTAAATCAGTAAAAATAATCCCCATATAGTAAACTGTATGGGGATTTATTTTTCCTACCACTACCTTATAAGGATTTACTTATGGCTAATTACACCGATGAAGAGAAAGCAGAGCTTGAGTCTTTGCGTAAAAAAGCAGACCTCATGGGTATCACCTACTCAGGAAATACTTCGCTGGAAAAGCTGCGTGAAAAAGTGGCTGAAAAGCAGGGGACTATTGAAGAGGCGGAAGCTCATCAGTCTGTTTACCAGAAACTTTACGATGAGAAGATGAGGTTAATTCACTGTCAGGTTCAGTGCCTTGAGCCTATGTACAAGAATGCAGGTGGACAGTTCTTTACTCTGGGCAATGCTATCCTGGGTCAGCATAAATGGTTTGTGCCGTTTAATGTGCCTATTCACATTACCAAGTGGCTTTATGATTTTCTAAAAGAAGCTACTTATGTAGACAGGTCTGAGCGTGGTCGCAGAGGTCAGGATGGCCTTACTCACACTAAGACTGTGAATACTGAGATGCCTGCTTACGCTGTAATGGACTTACCCCAGTTATCTGAAGCTGAGATTAAGAAACTGGCTGCTGAGCAGAAAGCCACTGGCAGGCTTAATCCTAAAGAGTAAATTTTTAAGCCCAAATATAATAAGCCTATCAATTCATTATTACTAAATTGATAGGCTTTTTTATGGCTGAAACTACTAAGTACTTAGACGATCTCCGTTCACTTGAACTTCTTGATGCACTTACCAGAGGACTTAACTTTGACGTCCCTGATGTGGACTTCAATGATGATGCTCTAAAAATCCCTCCTGAACTCTTGGCTCAGTTACAGAAGACTCCTGCGCCTGTAACCAAAGAGTCGGTCACCAATATCGACAAACAGAAATTTGAAGAGTCCAACTCTCACACCATTGAGGGTACTGGTTCATTTGACTTGTTCATGGATGCTTACCAGAAACACCTTGAGCGTGAAGTCAAAGAAAAAAGGATCCAGGGAGCTGACTATGCCAATGCATATGTACAGCTTTTAGGCAAAGCAATGGATCAGGCTATCCAGTTTGAGCTTACTAAGGACAAAGCTCACTGGGAAGGCTTACTGGCTCAGATTCAGGCTATTGCAGCTCTGGTTAATCTCTACAAAGCCAAGGTTGAGCTTGCCATTGCTAAAGCTCAGGCACTTACTACTAAAGCTCAGTACGCAGGTGCTGTGGCTCAGTTGGGTCTTGCAGATGCTCAGTACGGCAATGCGCTGGCTCAGCATGAGAACATCATTGCCAATACTGCTAAGACCAGAGAGGAAATTAACCTTGTGGTTAAGCAGGAAGCTCTGGTGGCTCAGCAGACTACGTCATTTAAACGCCGTGACGAGTACAACGCTGTCAAGCTTCAGGCTGATGCTTTCTCAATTCAGAAATCTGTTGATGAAGGTACTGTGGCTCCTACGGTATTCCAGTCAGCTCAAATCAACTCCAAGCTTGAGAAGCATTTGGCTAACGTGGGGCTGTAATGGGCTTATTTTCCTCCAAGAGAGTCACTTACACAGGTGTAGGTTCAGCAGTCAAAAACATGCTGTCTACGCCTGTGGAAAACGGCATTAAAACTATTGCCGTTTCAGCAGTGATTAATGAAGCTGATTTAGGTGATACCTTTGTCAACACACTTGCCGGTGGTTCAGGTATCACTCTCAGAAGCTTTATTAACTACGCTAACAAGCACGGATATAACAATATCCTAGGTTGGAGAACTACCACTCTTACAGGTGAGACGTTCTCTAACAGCACTGCTTATACCAAGTATCTTGGGGAAAATCTGTATCCGTCCAGCTACAGAACAGTTGAGACTGAACCAGTAGTCTCATCTGAGACCGAGCCACAGGTTGAATCTTGGTATGAAGGCTACACTCACTGTGTAGTAAAAAGGTTTACCCGAACCAGGACTCATACCAAGACTACTCTCAGCGATCTTCGCAGCTTCCAGGTAAATATCTACTACCAAGGCTCCAATATGGCCTTTAAGCAATTGCAGCAGGTACTGGATAACTCTACAAAGACCGCAGAAGAAGCAGATGCCGCCAACACTCAGATGTTTGATGAAGCCTTTGGCGTTGGTTCAGGAACTGACACTGAGATTACAGCCGTCACTCAGACAGAAAAGCCAATCAACCTCATCATGCTTAACGCTGATGACGATACTGCGCCTGATATTGAGGGCACTGTGTATCTGTGCTGTGCCGATGCGCTAACTACTGAAGGCTTGATTGAGACTCATGAAGTGCCGCAGGAAGACGGCACTATTGTGGTTGACCCAGAGGACATCACAGCTACTGAGATCTTCAAACGTGAAGCCAATAACATGATTGCCTTGGCTGGGGAGAATACTCCTAAGTATATCCAAGACCCAATCACTGCTTTAGACCTTAACGCTAACGTCTCGCGTACTCAGACTGTCAATGTAGCCATCATGATATCTGCCTACACTGACAGGACTTATGAGACTATCACACCTGACCCAATCACCAATGAAGACGGTACTGTAACTCAGCCTGATCCAGTAACTGTATTAACCAAGGCTGTATCTCATGGCACTTGGCTCATAGGCAAAGCTTCTATCGTTACCAGCAAAGAAGAGCAAACCGTTTCAGACAAAATCTTGTTTGCTCAGGTTCAGGTTCATCACAGTAAGACTCAAATCACTGATGAAATTAGTACTGAGTATTCAGTCATTGAAACCTATCGTGATGATGTGCTGGTTAAAACTGAAGAACTTGAAGGTGCTACTCATTGTGACTCAAATACAGAAGTTCTTGAAGAAGATGAAGTCACTCATAATGAAAACTATACCTATGGCTCAGGCAATCCTCAGTTAGACGCCATTCTGGATAACACAGAGACTTTTACCGAGTCATTTGCCCCGATGATGCCCATCAAGTGCTGGGACAAGTTCTCCAGCAAAAAGAATTTTGGGGACGTGTATGACGCTGAGCGCAAGCTCTACAGGAAGTTATCCAAGAAATCTCTTAATCGCTGGGATGACCTTGTAGACAGCTTTAGTGAGAATAATTCTGAAGAAGATAAATTTGAAAATGCAATTAAGGCACTACACAATTTTGGAAAAGGCGGATCAAGTAGCCAAGAAGACTCGCCTAAGATGATTTATTACCTGCCTTCTGTACCAATAAATGTAGATCTGGATTTTACTAACGAGTACTTTTATCACTTTTTCAAATGGATAGCTGTCAACTTTGGCGGCATGGCTCCCAGCGGTAAGAACTTTAGATTTGCTATGACTGCACGTCATGGTGCTGCTTTGGATACAGATTTCCAGTTTGATTACAACTTCTACCTGCGCTATCAGATTTTATCTGGCAAACCTCCTGTACCTTGCAAGATACATGGTTATGCACGGTATGTAGTCCTTGGTTCAGAAGACAAGGATATGACCTCATACCAGCACAAAGGTGACTTCAATGACGGAAATATCCTGCGTACTGGTTCGTACTCTACGGTCTCTACAGATTACTCGTTCTCTCATGCGCGTGAAGATTATCCTTCACTGACAGATGCGCAGTATAAAGAACTGATGAAGAAAAACCAGTTTACTGTAGTAGACAATAAATCAGGTACTACTTCTTTAACGTTGTTCTACCGTATTTCTGATGGTCTCTATGAGCGTATTTACCTGACGAACTTTGTCATGGGTCATTACATCCGTGGCATGGGAACCAGGTACTACCTTAAAAACTCCCTGTTAAAAAATTGGACTAAAGATGCCATAGATGACATTGATCCAAAGAACAATGGCTTGTCTCCAATCATTATTCCTATAGCCAAAGGTGCTCTGGAATCTATGAGCTGGTATAGGCAGACTGACTTGCTTCAAGTTTGCCATAACATTGTTGCCAGTACCTATGTGAAAAAAGTCGTCAAAATTAAGTGGTATCAACGTGGTTTTATCAAAGTACTTGTTCAAATTGTCGCTATAGCAGTAGTCGTAGTTGTGTCTGTTTATACAGGAGGTGCAGCAGCAGCTTCTGCATCAGGTGTCATAGGTACTGTTGCAGCAGGTGTGGCAAGCGCTATTGGAGCTGGAGCTTTGTGCACGGCTGTCATAGCTACCATGATCACTATGGCGCTCAAAGCCATAGCGGTATTACTCATCACTAAACTCATCACTTATGTAGCTAATAAGTTTATCGGAGGAGAGTTAGGTTTCATCATTGGAGCCATTGGCTCTATAGCTGCATCTTGGTATATAGGTAATGCTGACTTCTCCAGTTGGGGAAGCTTTACTAATTACCAAATGACTTGGTCAGCGATGAATACCTTTGACGGTTACCTGAGATTGGGAGACGTTACTCTTAACAAATTTAATCAGTATGCATCTCTCAAGATTCAGGATAAATATAACGACTTGCAGAAAGATACCGAAGCAACACGTAAACAAATAGAAGAGTACCAAAATACCAGTGACGCTATTCAATACAAGCTTATGAGTTGGACAGAAAACTCTTGGCTCACTGATATAATTAAAAAAAGTTCGTACACTCCGGCTTCCCAGCAATCTCAGTCTTATCCTTTGCTGGTTGAGTCTCCAGACACGTACTTCTCAGTTCACATGGGTCTGGATTTCTATTCGCTTAATCGCGCCTACATAGACAACTTCCCAGACATAACCAACAGTATGGCTTTACCAGCCTAGGAGAATGAAATGGCTTCATTAGACGGTCCTACTTATAAACCTATACAGCAGGCAATGCCAACGATAGCTACTAATAACGGCTCGTCTGTTGGCTTAAAAATACCTGCTGATTTCAATGGCAGCTTTGGCAGCTACAGGCAAGACCTTGATGGGTTCTCTGACTTAGTACAGAGTGGCAAGCTTACCCCTAATGACACAGGCACTGGCTTCAATATTGCTGACAGTATCAATAAAGGGAATGACTGGGATAAAGGATTCTTTGGCTCAAACATGTATTCAAACCTGCTTGGTACAGGCGGTTTGATACTGGGTGGTATTAACTCTATTAACGCCATTAAGAACGCTAACAAACAGATAGCTATGGCTAGAGATGCTTTGAACTTCCAGAAATCATTAGCTAATGAGACCATGAATGCTAACTTCAAACAGTACAACACAGCGCTTGCTGACAGGCTCAGAGCCAGAGCAGCCTTTGAGACTGGTGACTCTACCGCCTATGACGATGAGATCGCTGCTAACAGTTTCCGCAGAGGTGAGACAGGCAATGCTGGCTCTGGGTATCTCAACTATCAGCGCAGCGCCAATGCCAACAACCCGTACCGTAAGGAGGAGTAATTATGCCGTATTCAATAGGTTCTTCAGGCATGGAGGTAATCAAGCCTGACTTTGGTTCCTCCTTAAATGCCATGAGTGATGCTTTTAAGAATGCACAGCAAGCTGGAAATATGCTTGTTGCTCTTCCGATCGTTGGGCGTGAAATGGTGCAAGAGAACGCTGATGCACGCTATGCAGCAGACTTAAATCGTTATTCAAATGACCCGCAAGGACTTGCAAATGCTTTATCTCAAGGCAAAATTGATTTAAGTAATGTTAGTGCATCAGCTCTTAACAATACTCAAAATACTCTTGCTAATATCACTAAAAACAGAGTGGATAACTACAACCAAAATCAAGCTGAGCTTACTAATGACTATTTTAAACAGCATCAAGCAGACATTCTTGAGCATCGTAGAAATGTTGCGTCAGGCAATGTTAAAGGGGAATTAGATCAGCTTACTCGTCTAGGACAAGAAGGTGCTATGCCTACTATAGGGGCATGGAAACTCTATGAAGGTGATGCTTCTGCTGTAGATTTACAGAAAAAACAAATTGCTGCTCAGAATGCTGCCACTAATGCTGCGATGGCTAGATGGCAGGCAGAACGTCTCGATCAAGCTGCTCAAACAGATTATCTATTAACGTTATCTCAAGTAATTGGTAATACTCCTGGCGTTACAAAAGATATGATAAATGCCGCTATGGGTGCTACTACATTAGAGCAAGCCATTAAATTTTTACCACAAGTTGACCCAAGATATGTAGAACACATGTATGGATTAAAACAACGTTTATTGAATAGCCCTGCTATGACTGTCTATGGTTATCCAGGAACTGTTGAAGCTGCTTATGCCAGTGCAGATTCTGGAACACCTCAAGGAGTTACAAGTAGTTCCGCTTTACAAAATGCAAATCCAAACTCAAAATCCTTTAATTACTAGGAACTAATATGGCCAACCAAAGCACAGAAGATTTTATTAATGTTATACGTACTCCTGACGGAGTTGCTGTAAGTAAATCTCAAAGCGTTACTCCTCAAGAACCAGATCCTTTTTATCAAGCTTGGTCAAAAGCTAAAGCAGCGCAGGCTCAACGTAATACTAAAAATACTAATGGTGGAGCTAATAATCAGCCTGCTGTAATTCTTCCTCCGCCTGAGATTCCAATAGACCCTCAAGAGTCAGCCTTAACAGCAGCAGTGCCAGATGAATCTGCTGATAAAAGTTCTAGGTATGGTCTTGATACTGAAACTGGGTACTCATTAGGTATTCAGCCTACCCCAACTGCACTTACTGATAATGCAGCGCAAGCTACTTCAAATGCTGCTAATCAGACAAATGCTGCTGCACCTGTATCATCTGCTCCAGCTCAACCACAACAGCCTTCATCTGGTTCAGATACAGGAAATGGTGGAGCTTTATTTGGTGCAGCCACTGGTGGTGGTGTATTAGGTAGTCTTGCTACTAAATACGGTCCAGAACTTTTAAAATCTGGCACTGGAATAAAAGCACTCCCTGGTGCTTTAGGACTTATAGGCGCGACAGCTGTTGCTTTAGCTGGGTCTGGATATGCAGGTGATAGTATTGCTCAAAATTATAAAGAATCACATAACATTTCAGATGCTGATTGGCAAAACAGAGCACTAGATAAAGCTAATTTAACATTTATGCCTGCTGGTGCTAAAGGTAATGGTAATATCGCTATAGACCCTAATGGTAATCCTCAGTGGTTACCTAATGGAATGCCTAATCCTGAATATAAGGCAAGAGATGCTAATGGTAATGCCATTCAGCCTACTTATGTTACTCCTGAGCAATATAAACAAATTCAGCAAACTAAAACTGCTTTAGCAAATGCTCAACAGCAACTTACTAACCAGAAAACTGGAAATTCAAATCAATCTGGAAAGCAGACTGAACTTACTAAAGCAGGAAATTCACCGGAAGCAATTGAAAAACAGCAAGATCCATTAGTTACTGATTTGTATGGCATAAAAGACGCCATTGCTAAGAGATCTAATAATTGGACACCAGAAGCTAGATTCCAGCCGACTGTTTCTGTTGGGCAAATTCAATCTCATCAGCAAATTCTTAATGAACGTTTAATTGAAGCCAAAGAAACGTTAGGTCGTGGAATGAGTGCTGTTGGTGGCTCTGGTGGTGTCTTGAATATTGCAAAACATGTTTTGCAGGATACTGATATTCCTACTATGGCTAAAGAAATTGTTGATAAATTAGGAATTAAAGAAGAAGAAGACAGTGCAACCGCTGTTAATCGTTTAAGTGAAGCAATTTACAACATTTCTCAAACTCAAGGAGGTATGCCTCCTGCATTAGCTGCTGAAGCTATTATGTATTCAATAACTACAACTACTGGATTACATGATTTGCGAAACTGGATTCGTAATGATAGTAATATCTCTGATAACAATACAATTATTGATGCTAAAGTTACGAATATTCTTCATGAAATTACGAAATTAAAAGGTGGTCCGCTTAACCAAGCTGTAAACGATGCAATGGGGTTAATTACGGCCCAAAATACTTATAACCAAGCTTTACAACAGATTAATCAATTACAGGCTCAATCAGATCGGTATCATGAATGGTTGTATAACGTTGATAAACAAATTAAAGCAGGAGCCGATCCTAAACATTATGGGTTTGATTCATTAGCTGATTGGTATACTCATACTTACGACAAAGGCGCAGATATTTATGTAAATGCTGTAGACCAATTTGCAGGACAGATGCAAAAGATTTTGCAGGACTACAATACTAAATAAAGCCTAACAAATGCTGCCTTATCATAAATATTACTAGGCAGTATTTTTATTTTACTACCACTACTTTTCATAGGATACTACTATGCCTTCATTGCTTGAAATGGCAGCACAGTCTGCTCAGCAGAACCAGTCTCAGACTTCTCAAAATAGTCGTCCTTTTAACCCTAATAATATTGATAGCGAGAAAGTAGCTCTTGCTATTGATCAGAAAACCCCTGATGCACTTAATCCTGATGAACGGGTTATGTATGACGCTAATGTCAATGGAACCAGTCTTACTGAATTAAAACAGCAATATGGTGATGAAAATGTAGCCACAGCTATACGCAGAATGGGCGGTTCAGAAAATTCACTCATTGGACAGCAGAATTATGAACGTACTGCTGGAGAAATAGCAGGAGATACCGCAGTTGGTGCTTTAAACGCTGTTGGACAGAGTTTATTAGGTACCGCCAATGTTGCCGCTAATTACAACCCAGTAACTTTAGCTATTAATGCTGCTACTGGTGGCGCTGCTAGTAAAGCTTTTAATAAAGGGTTTAGTACTCTTACTAATGGTCTGCAAACTGCTGCTGATGCTTTAACTTCTGATAATGTCCAAGAAGGTCAGCGAATTGTTCAATTACGCAATCAGTTAGATGAAACGCAGCATAAAGCTGATGAAGAACGTGATATTGCTAATGGCATGAGTCCTACCGAAGCGCATCTTAGACGCTTTGTTAAAGACCTTGGTTCAGGTGTTTCTAATGAACTTACTGATCCTAACGTTTTAATGACAGATGCTGCCGCTGGTTTGGCTTCTACTTTTGCTTGGGGCTGGCAGACTAAGTTAGCTCAAAAAGCCGCTGGCTTAGCTAATGGAGCTATTAAAGCCAGGGCTGCTGCCGCTGCTGCGGGTAAAACAGGTGAAGAAGCTACTAAGCTCTCTACTCTTGAGAAAGTAGCAGGCAGTTATCCAGCTAATATTGCTGTTCAGGAAGGCGGTTCTGTAGGTATGCAGGCTTATGACGCAGCCATGAATACCTCTACGGAAGACCTTGAACAGAACAGTGAGTTGTTCCGTCAGCTCAAAGCTGATTACATTAACCAAGGTCTCCCTCCTGAAGAAGCTGCTCTTAAAGCCAAAGAAGACGTTGCTAACAGGGCTTACTACGAAGCATCTGCTATGGCTGCACCTATTGCTGCCGCAGCAGGTACGCTTATGGATAAGGCTGTCTTAGCCAAGCCGCTTACTGGTCAGTTCACCAGATCCAGTGTTAAGAGCATCGTTGGTGAAGGCGCACAGGAATCTGCTGAAGGCTTAGACCAGTTTGGTGCAAACATAGCTGCCCGTAATACTTACAACAACGACCAAGATTTACTGGAGGGTGTTGGCGCTCAGATGGGTCAGCAGGGTATTGCTGCTGGCATTGGTGCAGGCGTTGCTGGCGGTCCTCATGCTTTACTGGCTGGTGGTAAAGATTCAGCCTTGGCTAAAGCTGCTGGCTTAGTTGGCAAAGCTACTACTGCTGTTGGTGGAGTGGCTGCATCTGCTGCTGAAGCAGTAATTCCTTCTGTTCTTAAAACTGCTGGTGCTGCTGGTTTGGGTGCAGTTGCTGGAGCAGCTAAAGGTGTCTATGACTCCACTCTTGGCGCTCATTTCAGAGCCAAGGATAAAGCTGAAGCGGTTAATAGTATTAAGACCGCTGCTGCTGATGTGGATGCCATCAGAGCTTCTCAGCCTGCTGAAGATAGCGTTGATGATAACGGGCAGAAACAGTCTGCTAATGTTAAAGCTGCTACTAGCGAAGTCTTTGACAAGATTAAAAACTTTAACCCGACTGTTCAGTCTGATGAAGAAGCCAAGCATATTGCTTCAACAATGAAAGGTTTTGTCTTACCTGAAAAAGGTGATGACAAATTTGAAGCCTTTGACCGCAATGTGCAGATTATCTCTGATGCCCTTGAGGGTAAGAAACCTTCAGGTGGTAAATTCACTGCTGGTGATACCAAAGACTCTCTTACTAAGTTCAATATACTCAGGGCTGTTAAAGGGCTGAGTGATTATCACGAAGAGTTATTTGGCAGTAAATACAGTCGTGACGAGATAGCTAACGCTATCACAGCATCTTCTAAAGAGACCCAGGCAGCTAAAGAACGTATCCTTACTGCCTATGATAATTATCAGAGATTGGCTAACCAGCCTAAGTACCGACAGCTTCTTGACAATGCCGACAAGTATGCGCAGGAAACCGTTAAGACTACTGATGACTTAGCCAGTATCTTTAATAACTCGAAGCTTTCAGATGAGGAAAAAGAACAGCAAGCAGGCGCAGTGCTTGATGCTTATAAACATCTGATTTGGCGTAACCAGGCTACTCCTGAGCAGTTAAGTAAAGCTGAAGAGCTGATTAAACAGTACAAAGAAAACGGTCAGAATAAAGACCAGTATGACAACCTTCAGAAGGACATTGAGTCTACTGTCTTATTCCAGTCTCGTATTAATCATGCTGAGCAGAAACAGCAGCAAATTAATGCTGAAATTGCTAAAGATAACAAGATCATTAATCAGAAAAAGGGTCAGAAAGGTAGGCATAAAACTCTTGAACAGGTAGCTGAAGAAATTAATAGCGGCTTTGTTGGGAATGACTCTAACAAAGTCTCCATGCACTCACTTGTTACTAAGTACAACTCTGCAAAAACCAACGAAGAGCGCAGTGCTGTCTTATACCAGACTGCTAGGTTCATTCAGACACTTCAAAATAAACTTAAAAAATTTGGTGAATCTAAGAGAGATTACACTAACCGCGTTGAAGCTTTTAAGCTGCGTACTGGCAGATATCCGACTAAAGCTGAAGTAGCTGCTAAATGTATCCCTTATAACGCTTGGAATTCCAAAAAACAGGAGTTTGTTAAGGTAGAGCCTGGTATTTATGCTGGGCGTATTGATCTGGCTAAATATATAGCTGATGAAATTGACGGCTTTAAGGTTCTGTACAAAGCCTTCTTAAAGCAAGCCAGAGATTTAGGACAAGGTGACTGCGATATTAATGTAGATGAATATGATTCTGAAGCAGATCCTTTTACCAGCAGAGACTACATTGAATCTGAGTACGCATCATATATAAATAACAGAAAAGAATCTGACGAAGACGAAGACGAGGGTAAAGACTACAGTCCAGATGATTTTGAGCTTGATGATGGCGAAGATGATGATACTGCTACTCCGCCTTCATCTTCATCTAAAGATGAGCCTAAAGGTGAATCCAAAGAAGGTTCTAAAGAAGGAACTAAAGCTCCTGAAAGTCCTGAGAACAATATAGGCTCTGTCTCAGGTCCTGTACACACTGACGAAGAAGGTGCAAAAGGAAAAGAGCCTGAATCTGGCTCGGATACCAAAGCTCCTCAGAATGGTGAAGAAAGCTTTGAGCTTGAAGATGATGAAGAAGGAGATGAGGACTCTGGTTCAGAGGATAAAGACCATGGGACTATTTCTGCTAGTGATTTAGCTGGAGAGTCCAAAGAACCTGATTCAAATAAAGGTAAAGAACCTGCTAAGCAGCCTGAAACTGTTAAAAAGCAAATCACGGTAAATACCAGTAAATGGAACGATAAATATAAAACTGCTAAAAAAGATTTAGCTAAAGGTCGCTATCTTGATGACGATGAGGTAAACGCTGTTTTTGCTAAGAACCATTGTTACTTATCAGTAGTCTCTATTAAACAGATGGAGAGATATGGGCGCACCAAAAAAGCTGCCCATCAACTTTGGTTCAATATTAGTGGAAATAAGCTTTCAAAAGGCATTCCTGAGCACTTTAAGACTGGTTTGCCTGTTTCTCCGTTCCCTGAAGAGAAATACAAACTCAAAGAGCCTTTACATGTTCCTGGAATGAAGGGTAAAGCTGCCACTTCAGTTATGGGCATTGTATTTGGTTTGCAGTGCACTAAAGACCATCCTAAAGGCAATCCTGAGCTGTTTAATGCCAGTAAAGAAGATCTCCTTGCTTACAGAAAGAGCTTAGCCGATAAGGATAAGGACTTTGTTACTGGGTACTTATACAACGGTAAAGTAATTTCTGAAAAAGACGCCAGATTAAAAATCTTCAGAGAAGCCTATAGGGAATTTTTAAATGTCTCTAGTGACGCCAGTACGTTTATAGATAACTTAGCTGATAATCTCAATGAACATGCATCTATTAACCTGGTTGACTGGAATACTGGTACTTATGACAAAGATTCTTATATCTATAACGGTAAGACATATAACCAGCACTTCAGCTATGGCACTGTCATCAGAGAAGTGTTAGCTGAGCGTATGCTCAAAGCTGGCGACCCTAAAGAAACCGATGAAGAGTATGCTCAGTGGCTCATGGAGCATCAGGAAGAAGAGCCAGAGGATACTCCTGAGACTGAAGGCAATGATGATGATACTGCTGCTATTAAGCTGCCTAAGCCTGACGATGATGAAGGTTTTACTACTTTCCTGACTTTGGCTTCAGATCTTGCTAAGCAAGGTAAATACAACGATAAAGTCTCAAGAGCTCTGACTGATCTTCAGCAAGACCTGTTGAAAGATGTTCGTAATGCCGAAAATGAAGAAGCTGGTGATAAAGCTTTTGAAAAACTGACTAAAGTCCTTGAGGTTCAAGAAGCTCAGGAAATTCAGTATGTTCCTGCTATTACTTCAGATCTTATTTCTGAAATCAGCAATGACCTTGGGCTCTCGCCTGATAAGAAAATTGAACGGTTAAATGCGTTACGTAAAATACTTACTACTAATCAGAAATCAGTAGATCCGTTTGCTGGTGATTCAGGAGACAGATATCTCCATATTACTGACGATAAAAATGGTTATCCTGCACTTTTACGTCAAATTGATCTTGCTCAAGTATCTGCTGAAACTTCTAATAACACATTTGTTTCAGATTCGCAGAGTGCATTAAATGCTGTAGATGCAGGCAAGTCATCTATTACTAAAGCACTTGATTCTGTAACGCATAAGCTGATGAGCTTGGATAAACAGCTCAATAAGCTTGTTGGGAAGACTGATGAAAAGTCTACAAAAGATAGTCTTGAGTACATACGGCAAAGAGCTGAAATTGAAGCATCTGGCAAAGAGTTCCTTAAAACTCATAAACAAGATGAAACTCTCAGCAGCATGGCTGATTCTGGGAATGTTGTTATCAACACTCTCAGAAAATCTCGCAGAGTTCTCTTTGGTTTCCAGAAAGAAAGCTTTAAATCCAAAGGACAGTTACTTAATGCAATTTACAGCTCAATCTTTAAAGCCAATCCAGGAACCAAAGATCTTTCACGCTCTGATGCTATCAGACTGTTAAAGGCGTTAGATACTACTAACAAAAACAGTGACTTTAACAAGATTAAAAACTGTATCAATGCTCTGCTTGAAGGCACTATAAATGAAGGCTACAAAGCTCCTTTCAGGACTTCAGATAATGCTTCTCCATTCTATGAGATAGCTGCTAAAAACAGAATCACTTTTAAAGAAGCTTTAAAAGTCTTGCTTGATTCAGCTAAGACTGGTACTGAGATTTCCAACAGTGAAATGTCTCAGTTACTCAGAGCATTCCCTGTCTTGGCTTTCTGCGATATTGACACTTCTGCAAAAGAACCCAAGCTGGTGATTGATGAAGATGTCGCTATGAACCTGTTCCTTAATGGTATGGCGCATTTCAACCATACCTTTGCCAATACTGGTAACTGGGACAGACTGGCTCAGTCCTTAGATATGGATGAATATGAGCTGCGCCATGACTATATTGACAGTAATGGCAATAACCAAGGCATGGCATTGCTTGAACAGTTAAGCCAGGGTTCTACTGAAACTCAGCTCTATAACAGCCTTATTGGTGATATCCATAAGTCTATGGGGCTTAGGTTCAGCAATGAGGTTGAGTATGCTACTGCCCAGCAAGTTGAGAACCTGATGGCAGACGTGCTTGTTGGCGGGTTACAGGATGCAAACATCATTGAAAGCCATGACTTTGATGCTATTGGTAATGGTATTACCGTCTGGTCGGTTACTTATGATAGGTCTGCTTTAAATTCTGCTCTGTTCAACCCGACACAACGACTTGAGAATACCGCTGGATTGGATTACCTGTTACAGAATGAGAATGCAGATAACATTGGCAGGGTTTCGTATGTTGGCTCTGAATTTGAGCCTAGTGATCCTCCTAAGTACATTCTGCATACTCAGCTTGCTACTACTGAGAAACAGCGTCATGCAGCTCAGGAATATGAAAAAATCCCGTTCATGTGCGATACCGGGTTGTATGCAATTATCAATATTGGTCTCGGTGAAGACGGTGTGGTGTCTGTCTTAGGTGAAGACACTCATGATGCTGAGCATATGGATCCAGATGACCGTGCTTCCAAAGAAAGTGTCAATCTAAGTATCAGAACTGCCATGAGGCAGTGTCAGGTCTGGTATCAGCAGATTGCAAATGAAGCTATTGCTCAAGGTGTTCCTGTTTCTCAGATTGCCAAACATTTCAAGATTGGCTTTACAAAAGCAGGACGTATCCAGGAACTTGAAGCCTGTGGTCCTGTTACCAGTAAAGTAACCCGTGAAATCTTCTTGCCTACTTGGAACACTTTTAGCATGTCTGATGCTAAAGCCAAGGATGACTTAGCCAGAGCCATTATCCAGAACATGGGCGGGCATCTTAACAAGAAAGACTTTGAAAAAACCAGTGCTGCCTTTAATGCCTTGGTTCGGGACATGCTTGCAAGCCCTGCAAGATATACCAATGTTATGGCTCTTGCTACTAAGCCTGCCAGCACTACTGCTGAGTCTTTGCAGAATGCCTTTAAAGAGCTTAATGATTTCTTTACCACTGATGGTAAAGAAGAGTTTGGTGAAAACGGTATTGACCTCTCCAAAGTAGATAAGAGCTTTATGGGACTTCATGCAATGGAGACTTTGGCTCGTTATGTCAAAGCCATTCAGGAAAATCAGACTGAGTTTACTACCAGTATTTACTGTGAAGCTGACGGTACAACTAACGGTCCTATTAATGCCCAGTACCTGTATACGGTTCAGCTTGTAGATGACGGTAAAACTCTTATCTCTTTGCTTGATAAAGGCAATCAACGTCTTGGAGACTACTCAGGCAATCCTGCTGGCATTTCAAAAGATGGGCTTACTGACGGTAACAGAGACCTTTATGAGTTAGTTGGCAAATTAGCTTCTGATGCAATGAACTCACAATTCAGCACAGAAGGTAATGGCTGGTACAACCGAAATAACCATATTGTTACTTATAAAGATCCTTCTTCCAGTGACAACAGTTATATTGTTAAGCCTTTTAGAGATGCTCCTGAATATGTTAGAAAAAATCCTTTTAAAGATCCGCTTAATTTCTTAGGTGCTTTATCTGACCTATTCAGACTTTCAGGTATGACCAAAGATGCCATATCTGAGCTCCAGGAAAAAATCTCTCGTACCTTCATGAAAGACCCTGTAACTAAGGGTGGCTACTATGCAGGACTTAGGTCTATTTGCACAGGCTTGCTTGTTGGTTCAAGAAACTGCAATGGCATTATCAATGATATGCATCAAAAAGCCACTGCGGTTCGCAGAGCTTTAGCCAAATATGAAGGCAAATTTGATGAAATGCCTGAAGGCGAAGAGCTTGATCTTATCTGTGCCAAAGCCATGTTTGGAAGTCTTAAAGGCACTGAAGAATGGTCTGATAAAGACTATCTTGACAATTTAAATGCCTACATGGCTGCTTTGCAGATGCTCATGCAGACCGAGCTGGTAGTGCGGCAGGGTGAAACCAAAGATGACCCTCCTACGTTACAGGTTAAAGGTCGTTACGCAGGGCATGACTATGGTGCAATGACTTATCCATGCAAATGCAAAGGTAAAAACACTCGCGCTTTTAAGAAGTTCTCAATTGCTTCTTTCATGAGCCCTGATATGCGTACTGCATATATGGCTAAGCAGCTCAAAGACAACGATGAAGCTGCTAAAGATGCAGAGCTTAATGAGACTGCAAATAAAGAAGAGAAAAAAGCACGCGTTTGGACAGTTGCACCTTTAGGCTTTAGTTTAAAAGACCCGTTTGCTCAGCACTTAGTTGATGCTATTGAGACTGTTTATGGAAAGCCTATTTACAACGCTATGCGTGAAGTAGTCCGTGGTGATGGTGTTGCTAAGACCCAAAACACCATTAGAACGTTTAGTTCGTTAGTGACTACTCTCATTAACTTGGCAGGTATTCAGTATCGTCATGAGTTTGATCCGTATACTGAAACCACTGGCTCAGCTAAAAAACGGCTTGGTGAGCCTAACAGCAAAGACAATCCTCTTTCCAATCGTGTTGATTTTGAAACTGGTGTTTTACCTTTGGCTCCGTCTTCTAAGACCTCTAAACAGGTTGATGCAGGTGGTTCATTAAATAATCCTGAGCATTTTGCCAGGTATACACACTATAGCGAAGACAATAATGTTAATAAAATTAAATACAGAGGTAAACACCTTAAAGAAATTCAGTTTAATACTCTGGATAACCCAGGTGTAGCTATTATTCCGTTACTCACCATTCTTACTGGTGATGCCTCAATGATGACTAATGCTTTAACCGATCCTGAGTTTATGAAAAAACTGCACTATGCAGTAACCCTCATCTTTGATGGTTTAAATGCTGCTGTTGGTCAGTTACAGGAAGCTGGTGAATCTATCAATGAAATTCAGTGGAGAACAAACCAGACTAACAATCTCATCTCTTTCCAGGAAAAGCTGAAAGCTATTCAACAGTATTTTGCTACTGAACAGGGTAAAACTCTGCTTAAAAATATCACCAGTAATATGGTTAATGTTTTAAAAATGGAGAAACAGAATCTTAGTGATTTTGTAAAAAATGAAACCCCTGTTAATGCATTAACAAATAGCTATTTACAGCTTCGTGCAGCTGAGTGGAATGACAAAGTAGCAAGCCTGTCAGATTCAGAGAATGAAGACGCTATTAACGAATTATTTGCAGATAGAGCAGCTAAGATAAAGGACTTTGTGGAAAAAGACCCTAATCGCTATGTTTATTATGAAAATGATTGCTTTAATAGCAATCAAGCTGACATTTTTCATGTTAAACAAGCAGTCAAAAAAATTGTCTTCCAGCGATTTTGTACGCTTGTAGGAGATGGCAATTATTACGATGGATTTGCAAAATTATTTAAAGATAAAAAAATTGATCCTTCTAGTTTCACTATTAACTTTGGTCGGAATAAAGGCAGTTATCCTGAAGGGTATCAATCTACTGATGAAGTAAAAGATCAATACATCACTGAACTTAAAGAGTATTTAAACCTAATGTCTAATATGACTACGGAAATTACTCAGAGTAAACCTGATGAAAATAACCATATAGACATCACTTACGATGCTGATACCTATAAGACTGTTGATCAGCTAACTGCACAGGATATCCAAGAATTACTCTTTAGTAATTTCAATAATCTTACTCAGAATATGGGTGAGTGTGCCAGGAATATTTCCTACATTCAGGCTGCTAAATGGCTTATGGGTGGAACCTTTGATCATATGGCTTCAAACGATAAACCGTTTGTGTTTAATCCGATTGAGCATCAGGCAGAGTTCCATGACATGCTAACCAGCCTGAATTTAAAGATGTCTGGCAGATTCACTGAAGAAGCTTTATGGAAGACTGTCTTTAACAAGCCTCACTGCCCGTACCAGAGACTGTGCGAGATAACTGAAATTATTAAGAAAGACCCTGTTGCTGTAAACGATCCAGAGATTCAGGCAGCTCGCGGTAAAGTTCTTAAAGAATTACTTGAGCTGGTTCAGAAACGTTGTGAATACGTTGAACCTGAGACTACTCAGGGTTTAGAGTACTTGCATCAAGAACAAGCAGATAACAAAAATGTTAAGGAGTATTCTGCACAAAAGATCTTAAATTTAGGCTCTAATGATGACAGAAACCATGTTAGCAGGATGCTGTCAACCTTCTTCCATGATTTTAAAGTAAAAGGCTTAAATGATAAGACCAAGGTAAAAGTCATCACTGGGTCAACTTATGGCAAAGCTAAACAAGCTTTTGCCAAAGTTGTAGCTGAAGATTTTGGGCATGATTTTAAAAAGGAAGGTCTTAATGCTCTTCCTTCAGAAATCCAAGCTACGTATATGCAGATGGGTAAACCTGGTCATGAAAATGATCCTGTTGAGTTTTACTCACCTAATACAAATTGCATTTATATAGTTCCTACTAGTGGTGCAGCAGCAGTCAGTGCCAGAGAAGAGAGAATCCTTGCTGAGCAAGTAATTCCTCATGAAATCATGCACGCACTTGCTTGGTCAACACTTAAACACTACTTAGATAAGTTTGAGGGTATTACTGATAAGAACCAGCTTACTGATGATAATGATAAAGTAGCCTTTGCCACCGTTAATCGCATCAAGAGATTAAAGCAGCTTGTTGATAATGAGCTTCCCTCATCAATAAGCAAGTCCTGCGGTGACACTATGCCTGAGCTATATAGCTATATAAGTCAGGGGCATAGAGGAAATGAATCTAATGGGGCACTTCAGGAGTTTTTAGCTTGCTTCGGTACTATGAGCAATGCGGAATTAAAACGTCTGAAGAATGTCTTAACTGATAATGCTAAGCTTAACCGCGAGTTAGACAATCTAGTCTCTGAAACTAAAACCAGTGCTTCCAAGATTGGTCGCATTATTGAGTCTTTAAAGAATCTCCTTATGGATTTCTTTGGCAGACTGTTTGGTACTGACAGACGCAATCTCATGATCAGAGACTTGGTTCAGGCAAACGTAGCTCTCACTAATACCCTTTATATTGAAGAGAAAAACAATAAAACAGCTAAATCCACTGAAACAGCAGAACAGTCTGTAGATGAGAATACTGAAGCCGGAGTGCAGTCTGAAATTGATTTTGGATTCTTTACCAGAACCAATCATGCTAAATTCTCTGAGCCGTCAGATAGTGAAACCAATGGCCCTTTAACAGATTTGTATAACAATCTGGATACCCTGGTTCAAAAACGTTTCCAGTATTTTGATACAGATACTCTGAAGAAAAACATTGATATTGGAAATAAATTTGCCAAGTATTCAAGTAATGCTTTAACCAGGTTCTATAAACCAATTCATAACTTAGGTTACAAGACTGGTGAGCCTAAAGAGTTTGCACAGACTGTGGCTATGTTGTCTTTCTTTAAAGACATCAAAGCTCCGTTCTATGTAGATGTAGCCAGAGCTGCTGCTCATGTAATAGGTGAACTTACTCCTGAGCAATTTGTTACTGCACCTAAAGGCAGTGTAGATGCAAGCTCTCAGTTAAAGAGAGCTGAGAATCTCTGTAAGATGCTGCAAGGGTTCAGAAACAGAAAGGCTAAGTTCAATCCTAGTGAAGCTACTGCGGTTATCTTTGCTTTGGCTCAAACCGACCCTGAGTTTAAGCGTGTGCTCTCTAATATGGAGAAACGTAATACTCACAATACTCGCGGGTATCTGAGCATAGACAAAGCATTTGATTCTGCTATCCGTGGTATGCGTAATTGGTTCACCGATATACGCAAGCAACCTAATAAATACAGTAAGAACTATGATGAAGCTCTTACTCGTTTATTGGGCGAGCTGGAAAGCTGCTCCAGAAGCTATGACAAGACTTCATATCTTGAGCGCTTCCGCGACAATGCCGAATTAGCAGTGTCTTCTAAGATTAATGAAGCTCTTATGAAGGTTACTCATGCCAGTAATACTGATGAGTTAAATGCTGCTATAGAAGCAGAAGCCAATACTTTAAATAACAGTGTTCACAACATGAAAGCTATGCCGCATGTTGCTAAAGAGCTTCTTAATGACACTATAGGCAGAACCAAGGAAACGCATAAGACTCAGGCTTTAATTACTAAAATCAAGATCACTCTTGACCAAAATCGTCAGGAAGCTATTGATTTGCTCCCTGGGCAGATTAAGAAACGCTTTAAAGTCCCTCTGTCTAAGAAGACCTGGGAAAAACTTACAGTTGCTGTTGGCAAGACTGGCCTGTCTACTTTAATGAAAGGCAACCCTGCAAAACTTGGTTTATTGCTCATAGATGACAATGTCTTCTACGAAGAGATGAACCAATTAAAAACAGTTATTACTGATAAGTATCGTCAGGCTAAATGTAAACAGTTAGCTGAGTACATGATGACTGGTAAAGTAGGTAAATTCCTGCTCAGGAATCCTATGGCTATTGCCGCAGGCTTTACTCCTGATGGTTCTCTTTATGCACCTACTCGTGAAGAGTTTAATGCCTGTGACCAGCTTACAAGCATGTATGCTGTGCAGATGCTTAGCAAGTCTGACCGATATAAGCTTGCAGAACTTTTGGATAAAGAGCCTGATGGTATGAAATACCTCTTAGGTACTGCTGAGAAACAGTATCGTGACGGTATTGATAAAGCTCAAAACTACAACAGAGGTAATTACAATTGGATTAAAGGCAGCACCTTTAGCATCATGAAAGATGACGGACATTTCAAAGTAGCGCCTTTAACTGATAAGGATGCAATGGAAGCTCAGGGGTATACCCTTATTGACCAGTACCATGGTTCAAATATGGATTTTGCATCTCTTGGTGTTTATTACAGCAAGCTTGATACGTCCTCTGCACTTAATGCAGGCGGATTAACGTATGTTGGTACTACCTGTAACGGCATTAACGCTTTCTCAGGTGTATCTCTGGCTCCTAATGCTGGTGTGATCACTAACAGTAACACCATTGACAAGATCCTCACTGCTATGAGTGAAGGCAGAGAGTATGCCACTAACGAAGAGGAGTTAATTCCTATCTTCGGAAGCAATGGCGATGTCATAGCCTTTGAGCGGTCTCTTAATCCAGATTTACTCAATAACAATGAGTATCTGAATCCTGTGAAAGACTATGCACAGCTCTTGGCTCGTCAGGCTGGTCGTAATGAAGAGGAAAGTCTTGCTGAAAATCTAAACAATGAGCTGGTAAACAGACTTGCTGACTTCTGGGATGAAGCCAATAAACCTGATTCCACGTTAGATGCTGAGCCAAAGGATTTCGTCAATATCTTTGATATTAAAGATCCTACGGTAAAAGCTATGGTGGACTTAATGCCGCGTAAGCTGATTAAGTCTATTTCCAAAGCTTATGGCGGACCCAACAAGTTCATGGTTCTTCGTTCACAGGTTAATGATGTGATTGGATATCACTCCATATCTATCACTGACATGTGGACTGGTGAAACCAGGCTTAATCCTGCTGTGACTAATGCTATAGCTCATTGTGCTGAAGCGGTCTTTGGCAAGAAAGCTTTTGCCAGACTTAAACGGGTAGAAAACATTACTCAGGACTTAGTAAAGATGGCTAAGAATAGCATCATTATTAGGTCTATTAATGTACCTGTGTCCAATATGGGGGCTAACTACTTACAGCTCGCTATGGAAGGTGTACCTGTATCATCAATGTTCCGCTATACCAAAGATGTACTGCATGAGCTTGATAAATACTTAAAGATTAGAAGTGACTTACTGCAAGTAAAGACAGAGCTTGGCTCTATGTACATTGGCAGTAGAGACAGAGCTCAGCTTGAATCTCGTAAGAGACTGCTTGAGAACGCCATAGATGGACTGTCTATTAGCTACCTAATTAAGCAAAAAGAGTTCTCCTCTATTGCTGATTTAGGCAATGATGTCCGTGATATTGCTAGTGGCAAGATGTCGCTTGACGACAAGATTATGGAGAAGCTGGACAGCTTATCCAATAATGAAATCGTTAAATCATTTGTTCACTACGGAATGGTGGCTCCTGATACTTCCCTGTACAAGTTCCTTGAAAAGATGAACCAGTACGGCGACTTCTTAGGTAAAGCTATTCTGTTTAAAGATTTAACTGAAAGGCAGCATAAATCTCAGGAAGATGCTCACTACACTGTCTCAGAAGAGTTTGTTGATTACGTCAGACTTCCTGGTCGTACCAGAGACTTTGCTGAGCGTATAGGACTTATCTGGTTCAGCAACTTCAAGCTGCGTATGATGAAAGTGGCTTTAAGAATGCTTAGAGAAAAGCCGTTGGCTACTCTGGCATTTGCTACTGGCGGACTTAACTCACCTTTAGTAGATTCACTATTTGGTAAGTTAGGCGTGCTTGGTTACTCAATAGGACCGGGGATGTTATCAAGCATTTTCACAGCTAACCCTTGGGTCAAGCTGTTCGGCTTACTGTAAAGTAAAAACCTAGCAAGAAATAAGGCTCTGCATTGCAGAGCCTTATTTTTTACTGATTCTTATTGTCTTGGTTTGGCTTTTCAAACAGGGCATAGCCTGTGCTCATCTTATGAAGTTTGGAAACAAATAACAGGACTAAAAGCCATATTAAGATGAAGAAAAAAGATCCTAAAACTGAGACCCAGATGAAATTCCAAATCGTTATTAATCCGCGACCTTCATCTAAGCCTTCTTCTTCTATCCATGTCCATCTGGCAACTCCAGCTGCAATCAATAAAGCTGTAGCTATTCCCCATTGAATGGCTCGTGTTACAAGCATCCTGCCTGCTTTGGTAGAACCATTCATAAACGATGAAAAACTCATCAAAACCTCACATAAAACAAAGACCGTTTACTACTATGTAAACGGTCTTTACTATATCATCAAATCAGCTATGCAAGCTGTCTAGCCATATTTCTCAGGTTCTTCACTGTCTCCAGTGTGTCTGTGGTGTCTTTGTCTTCACGCACAGCTACGAACCTGGGGTGAACCAAAGCATAGTGGTCACTGTATTCTGGTTTGGACAGGTCATTGAACTCTATTGAGATGATTTTGCCTATGTAGTAACTCTTACAGTTAGTAAAGTCATCCATCTCAGCATCACTGAAGCCTGAGCAGAGCCCTTTAATCTGATGGTCATCAGACTCAAAGCAAATGGCTCCTACTTTGCCTGCACGCTTGCCAGTGCCTTCGGTAAAGCCAGTGATACGCATCTCACAGTCAACCTTGAGCTTAATCTTCATTTGCTGGGGATTGGTTCCGTCTTTAAAGACCATATTCTTGTCTTTAAGCACACAGCCTTCCAGTCCTTGGCTCATGACATTGCTGGTTTCAGCAATAACCTCGTCAAGGGAGTTGACTTCAATAGTAGGTACAAGCTCTATCTGCGGATGGTCACTGGCAGTCTTTAAGATCTCTGACAGCTTGGCAAATCTGTCTTTATACGGAGTCTTGCTAAGACCTGAGTACTCCATAGGAGTCAGATAATCCCACAGGGTCAGCCACATCTCACCGTAAGGCGGGTTATTAGAGTTAATCAGACCGTTGCTTACAGACCTGTTCGCATCAGGCTTATAGGCATGACCCAGAGTGATTTCTCCAGTGTAAATACCATCAGGGAAGTCTTTGAACTGATCAGTGAAGAGCAGGTCATTACGGACTTCACCCTGACGGGATCTTACAGTGATATTTGCTCCTCGTTTCTGTACTTCACGATAAGTACCGTCACATTTGAGCTGTAAATAAGCAGGAAAGCTGATGCGGTTAATCTTGTTTTTAGAAAACACAGAGCATCTGTTGTATTTAGGCAGAGGAATAAACCCATGCCAGACCTTGTTAAGTAAGGTCTTGTTTACTCCACAGTGAAGGTCTCTGTCTAAGATGTAGATAAACATGTCCCTCTCAGGCTTGTTGAACTTCCAGCACAGGTCTACACATGCCTGTAAAGCAGCATCGCCTGTGATTTCACGGGCATTGAGTTTATCAAGCAGCTTAAACGCTTCTTCAAAGCTAACTGGCTCACCAGGGACTATCTCATCAAGATTAATGCCGCTGTTGCCTGTCTTCTTTAGGTTCTTATCCAGGTTCTGAGCGAACTCTATAAGTGAGCTGGTCACTCTCTGAGCTGAAACGCCATAGCTGAAGTTTACAGTGTCATAGGCATACTTAAAAATCTTTTTAACGTTATGCTCATTGTCTGTAGAACCATCAGCCCATTTCAGCATCTCTTTCTTGGTCTTGACACTACTGGTATTAGCAAGCAGCGTCAGGAACTCGTAACATGTCATTTTTAACATTGGAAGCTTTTCCCCTTATGTTTTTTGTACTGAGCAACTGCCTGCCTTATGTCAAACAGATTGACAGTGCAATTTACGAACTGACCTCTGAGCTCAGCCCACTTCTTACTCATGTATTTAGTGGCTTCAGCGCTGTAGATATGGTCGTCATAGATATTCTCCAGTAAATCTCCCATAGTTCTAAGTGCTGGCGCATACGGATCAAAGTTACCGTGATCGTCAAACTCTTCCTTGAACTCTGAGTTCAGGATAGTCAGGACTATTCCTTGAATCAGGACTTCATTGGTAAGTAAGTGAAAATCAGGTTTAGGGAGCCTGGAATAGGTCTTAATCTCTTTGCACTTGGCAGTGACAGCAGCGTCTTGCAGGAATTTCTTGTAAAACTCTTTCTGCATGTCTTTAAAAACAGGAGTATGGAGTATCTCCTGTCTTAGGTTCTGTTCATATTCAGTCATCAATGAACCCCTAACACCTGGATTTGCTTGAAAAGCTGCATAAGCACGTCATTCAAATCAGGGTTACAGACATCAAGCTGAATAAGGACTTTATTGTCCTTGGTATTGATGACTTTGACTGGCTCAGCAGTCCCTGGCATAGGCAGATGAATGTCATATTCATTGCCGCTCTGAGCCTTGGCTTTAAGCACAGTCTCCATTACGCCACCTCCTTGGTTCTGACTGGTTCTTTGTCAGCAAAGTCATGCTCATAAATCTCCAGAGCCAAAGCCACATCAGAGATAGCGTCTTTGCAGTGCTCAGCACGCTGAGAATGGTCTTCTATGGAGTAATCCATCTCACTTAAGTGATACATAGCCTCTTCAAGGCAGTCTTTTATAGTAAGAGTCATAGTAGTGGCAGTCCTTCATTAAATAGCCATAGGTGCTGGGATAGCAGCATCATGGAAATAGTGCTCAAGCTTAAAGTCTGAGCATCTTGAAGTCATAATGAATGAGAATAGTGAGTAATAATCAGCAGCAGGGAGTGTCAGCTTAGGTAACGGATAAGGTTTACGTTTAAGCTGAGTCTTCACAGCGTCTAAGTGATTAAGGTAGATATGAGTGTCACACAGAGAACCTACAAGAGTCTTAGGCTCTAAATGCGTAATCCTCGCAACAATACTCAGTAACAACGCGTAGCTGGCAATGTTAAAAGGCAAACCTAAGAACACGTCACAGCTTCGCTGAGTCCACATCAGGTTCAGATAAGTAGGCTTGTCTTTGTGCTCTCCGTATCCTGGTTCCACAACAAACTGGAACATGAGATGGCAAGGAGGTAAAGCCATTTCATGTATTTGAGTGGGATTCCATGCTGAAACAATAAGTCTGCGAGACCAGGGATTGTTCTGTATCTCATTAATGACTTTTTCTAACTGGTCACAATGAGAAGTCAATCCAAAACGATTTACGCCAGTATAATTTCGCCACTGTCTGCCATAAATAGGTCCTAACTCACCATCTGAATAGCATAAAGCTTTTCCTTGGTTCTCAAAATTGGCAGTCCAAATCGTATGACGCTCCTTCTCTGTGAGCTTGTCATATGGTCTGTTGTCATTCTTAATCTGAGCCAGTCGGTGCTCGTTAGTAGAGCCTTCCATGAACCAGAGAAGCTCTGAAACTACAGACTTCCAAGCCAAAGACTTGGTAGTAACAGCGGGAAATCCCTCCTGTAGGTTGAATCGTATCTGGCGACCAACCACAGACAGAGTGCCTACTCCAGTTCTGTCCTGTTTCTTAATGCCATTATCAAGAATGTCCTCTAGCAGATCTAAGTACTGTTTCATATAACCTCAAGGTTTAAAAATCTTTAATACACAGTAATGACTGTTATCAATTTCTCTGTCAGGATGAGGTGTTTCAGGACCAAAGTGCTGGACTATCTTGAAAGTCCTGATATCAGAAGCCGAGTCAATCAGTTTTGGCACTTCTTTCTTTTCCTCTGGGTCATAGACCATGCATCTGACTTCAAGCTTGCCGTCTATATGGCAGAGAATATCTGTAAGCTCATCAACCGTCATATTCAACTCCATTGTTAGATAACTCATTAGCACCCATCTGAGCGTTATCTATAAGAGACGCAGCATTGCTGAGAATGGATGACACCGTAACCTTTAATGAATACTGGTGCATATCATTATTGCCATTTTTTAAATCATCAGATGCGTCAGCTCCAATCTCAGCACTTAAATCAGAAAGAATTTCCTGAATACCAGCAAGCTGGTCATTAATCTTCATGTAGTCAGTCATATTCAGCTCCATCAATTACATTTTTATATTTAATCATTCTGGTCTCCAGGATTTTTTCCAAACCCTAAGAATTTTGTCAAATTTCTTCTTATATCTGTCTTCAAGCTGTACTGCCTGTGCAGGAGTAATCTCCTTGGCTTCTACAGCGTCAAGCATTGCTGAGTTAATAGCGTTATTAACCTGAGCAACACCTTTGTTAAGCACAGCATTAAAACAACAGCAAATAAGCAATAACATGCCTATTGCTGACAAAAATCCAAGTAAGAAATTAGTCACTGTATAGACTCCCTTTTACTGAGTTCTTCTTTCTGTTTACGGTTTAATTCAACGCAATGCATGAACTCAGGAACCAAGTCATCAATATGACCGCCAGCATCATCTGCGATGGCATCTTCCTGCTGGATACACTGAATAAACTCCAGCTTTTCTTCAGTAGTAAGCTTTGCTAATTCTTCATCAGAGAAGTAAGCATAAAGATCTTCAAGTCCCCAAATAAACGATGCATAGCCATCGTTATATGCGTAGTGAACCTGAATATCAGGAAGATCTTTTAATCGCTTGATAAGCTCATTTTTATCTTCTGTTTTAGTGTCAATGATGTATCTCATACGATCTCCTAGGCACGAATAGCCTGCTCAACGGTCATGCCTTTAAATAATCTCCAGCACAGCTTAATCACTGAGATATTAGAGGCTTTGGCTAATTCAGGAAGGGTTTTATAGGCTTTGCCATCTAAGCCAATAAGCTGAGAAATAAGCTTAGGCTGCTTCTTGTTATATTTAATTGTGTATTTACGCTGAGTAGTAAAGACTTTATCTATCGGCATACCCTGTTTTAGGCGTTTATACACAAGACCTAATGAAACGTTAAAGAATCTGGCAGCTGCACTGATAGATTCAAATTCCTGATTATTTACGGTAATAGTTTTAGACATATATCTCCATTAACAATTAACAAAGGTAAGTAGTGGTGTAATGCAGTTTTTAAGCTGCTTTGGTTTTACGTGAGGTAAAAGTTTTTTTCTTACGCGCTCTGCCTTGCAAGGCTTCCAGCATCGTCCAGCCTTTGGCTCTGCGATTGCAGTAAGTGCAAAGTAAAACTCCCCATTCCTGACACATCAAAGTCACAGTGTTGTACTGACGCCCGTTGGGATCAGTGCATTTTTTAGCGTGTCGGTAATAGGGAGTAATAGTCTTTTGCTTTTGGGAAAGCTGTTGCTGGCGCTTAGCCTTGTAAAGCTCTCTGGCAAGAGCTTTTTGCTGGGCTATCTTCTGGTTCAAATGAGCTGCATACTCTTGGATTTTTGAGATTTCTTCATCTGCATGAGCCAGGAACTCCTGCTTATGAGAAAGCTCAATATGCGAAGCTTCTTCAGCTTCGGCTTTGGTTAAGCCATAGTGAAGGTACTCCCGAACCAGAGACTCAAAGTCACCAGTTTTCGTGCACATAACAGTGTCTCAAGCTGCTTTGACAGGTGCTTCCAGATTGGCTATCTCATTCTGAGTAAAAGCCAGCACTCTCTGGAGTCCGTCTTTGTCGGGGGTGAATCCTTTGAGGAAGTCTTTGTTGTTCACAAAGGCTGTGTAAACATCACGGATGTCTGCGTAGTAGGTGATTTGCGCAGCTACATCCTGTAAGCCAGTAAATGACCAGTCATTCTTGTTGGCAGGGTCAAGAGCCCGTTTGAGGTAGTATTCAGCTTTCTTTAAGTCCTGAAGCTCTGTGCCTTTGTGCTTGCGCCTGAAGAGATACTTAAAAGCATTTCCTACAGTGAAGCCAAAGAGCTGGCAGAACTCAATAGGCTGGTAGACCCGCTGATACACTATCTGCTCACACTCATAATGTGAAGGATGATTAATAACATCTTCCATAGCTAATATCCAGTAATTAAGTAGTGGTAAGTAATTTATTTTGTAAGTAATTTTTAATAATGCTCAGTCTAGCATCTTTAGGCTGCTGAGGAAGATTTATCTTTATGATTCTGTAATGTGTCAAGAAATCTTTCTAAATAACTAATGATTTCAGGAAGGTCATCTGGGTCAAAACAAAAAACCAAATGCTGAAAGTCATTACGAATTTCCAGAGTCAATTTGTCATCAGTCTGATTGAACTGAGCTTCTGTCTTTAAATGGTCATTACCTTTGAGTAACAAACTTCTAATCTGAATCATGCTGCCTCCTCCAAGTCAGTGAGATATAAAATCTTGCCGACTTCTTGTACTGTGTAGTAATCAAGGTCACTCTCTTTGCCATGCGCAATATCATCAAAGTAAGCCTTTAATGCACCAACAGCAGCACTCCAAATAACTGAGTTGCTGACTGAGATATACATCTTGTCTAAATGAGATTTAATTTGATTGGTGACAAATGCGATGTACTTAAAACCTTGAGCTGTCTCATTGGTGAGTATCTCCACACGCTTGGTCATAAAGATGTTTTTCAGAGCTTCTTTGCTCATATTGGTGGAGATAACGTAAGAATTAGTAGCTTTCATAAAAATCCTATAGAGGGGCTTGCGCCCCTCGGTTTTACTTACACTACTTTCTTCCGGCCAAAGATAGTCAAACCTTCAAAGGGCTTAGGCTCTTCAGACTCAGACTTGACAGCTTCAAGCTCCTGCTCAACCGGGGCCTTGTTGACAGGCTCTTTTGGCTCAGTCAGCTTCTGAGCATTGGCTGCTGAAAACTCAGCACGTTCATTGGCATCTTTGCGGAAGTCCGATTTTAAATTGGTGAACTTTCCAGGCTGTCCCTCTCTTCGTTCACCGCTTGCAGCCACATCTCGTACAGCTTCGCTTCCTCGTTCGTCATTAGCTCGGCTGTCCCGAATCGCTCGTCCTTCAGCAGAGTTTTGAGCTTTGAAAGCTGCGAAGGTGGTAGTGTGGTGCTTAGCTTCTTCGGCACGTTTAGCTTCCACTTCTGCGTTTCTTCGCTCCATGAAGGCGATTGCTTCTGCCTGGGTCTTGAAGACTGGGGCTCCTGTGTTTGAGTCTGATGAAATAGATTCATCTGATTCTCCTTTGTTATCCGATACACTTGACTCGTCTGTTGAGACGCTTGACATCGGAGTGGTATCGGCGGACTCCGATTCAAGGTTCGGTACGGGCGGGTGCTTGATGGCATCCACGTTGATTGTTGCATTGGCGAATAGCTCCTCGTGTAATCTCTCTTTTGCTGAGAGCTTACGTCTGCTACCAGACTTGCCGCCAGTATTCCCATCCTCGCTATTCTGCTTTGCGGCAGCAGATTTAAGCTTTTCAGGGCTAACGGCAAAACGGATGTGAGCAGCAACGTTCTCATCCTCCTTCTCTACCTTGAAATCAGAGGATTTAATCTCCTCTGCAAACTGGGGGTAGGCTTCAGTTAAATACTTTTTGACAGCACTGAGGATGTCTGCGCTGTCTAAGTCAATTTTCACTTCGTTAGAAATATTCATATCGGTTCGTCCAGTAATGTTAATGATAATGTGTGAATCACCTTGTTCTTCCACACCGCCCCAGCGATAAGTTACTGAGTTCAAGTAATGCCAGTTGTCATCAGGAAGTTTTCCTGCTTCCACTAAGGCATCGCAAAAGAACTTATCTACGATGGAGCACACGTTAGCTACATCGCATCTGCGCTTGGTGTTGCGATATAAGACGTATTCAATGGAATCAATACGGGTAAAAACGGGTAGCTGCTGAAGTTTACTCAGCAGTAAATTCTTGAAATTAACTTTCGCTTTGTTCAGGGTCTGATAATGAGCATTGCGATAGTTATTCAGATTTAAAATCCAGCTTTTATTGCGGCTGAGAGCCACCTCCGCAGGTACGTCTACGGAGATGGCTTCAACGGCAGGGTTCTGCCTGTTCAGCATTTAGCTAGCCTTGCGCCCAAAGAGCTTGTTGCTGTTATTAGCTGAACCAAAGTTGGAATTACCAAAGCTGGTAGTGCCGCCAAATGAAGCAGACTCAGCCACAGGCTTGAATTTATCAACAGTGATACCTTTATGCTTGGCTAACCACTTGTTAATAAACTCAGGCTTAATGTCAGACGGGTCAGTGCCGTTCTTGCGGGCTGCAAGCAGCTCAGCCACGGTAGCCTTGTAGTCCATGTGGAAGGCTTTATCAATCTGATTAATGTCCTTCGCATCATTGGTATTGACGTAGTTACCGTTACTGTCAGCAGTCTGCTTGTTCTCATGGATCTTGAGGATGCCAATCAGCACTTCCTGATTAGTCAGTGCGGCAATGGCATCAACCTCAGTAGGTTCCATCTGGCTCGTCTCAGGATTCCAGAGCTGGATATTCTTCTTGACTACACCGTCAGGCATATTAACCAGGTCACCGAACTGCTGACCAACACTGAGCAAGCAGATATCGTCAGCTCTCTCATAGCCAGGGAGTGCCTGTTTCTTGCCTGCTTTATTGACAAAGTAGTTCTCGCCTTTCTTGTTAGTAAGGCAGAGCCGCTCGTTATACTCCTGCATAGTGCCGTCTTCTTTACGCACTTTGAGCCTGAGACCAAGGTACATGGCTCCAGACTTGTAAGTGCCAAGCCAAGCGCACTCAATCATGCAAGGGTAAACATCGGATTCCAGCATGTAGCCTGAGCCTAAAGTGTCCTTAGAAGCTTCCATGTCGGCGGTACGTTTAAGATTAGCGAAATTGCTCATAATATTTTCTGTTTAAGTTAGTGGTAAGTAAATAGTTGTTAGTAATAATTAATTAGCGTAGTACTCGTCTATGCGAGATAAGATTTCTGTTATGTCGTTGTCTGTATAAGTCTCCTGTTCAGTAAACATATCTACAGGTCCTCTGATGCGTTCGCCAAGCGAGTCAGCAGTCAGTTGGGTCTGAAACACATGTTTAAAACCCAAACCACGCTCTCGGTCTGTGATATGCAATAAAGGGTTGTCTTTTTCATACTTCTCAAGACGTTTAATCGGTACTTTCTTGGTGTAGATAATTTGATTGAAATACGCTTCCACACCTTGACCTCTTAAAGCGCCTTTAATCGGTACACTGGTTCTCCATTCCAAAGTCTTCTCATCCTGAGACTCCAAAACATGGGCTGTGATGAAAGTAGGTTTGTTAAACGTAGGAATGGCTTGCTGCATCAGTGTTTTGAAGAACTGATTGTAGTTAGACCACTCCTTGCGGGTATCCGCACCAGGCCTTAGTACCTGAGTGGACTCAAACAAGTCCATCAGGAAGGTCAGTGAATCAATGATGATGCCTTTGCAGTCAGGGTTGTCAGTCCCTTGCTGAAAGGCGCTCAATACATCAAACGGATTGGTGATAACGTAAGACTGAAACTTGTTACGGTAAGGTAAAGCCTTGCCTGATTCAGTATTCAGATACCACCAGTGTTCCTGGTCCTCAATGTTCTTAAAGCAGAATGACTTTCCAGTTCCGCTTACGCCGCAAATGAGGACTAGTTTATTGTTAATGTCTGGCATTTAATCTCCTTTATTAAGCTGCCACGTTAGTGCTGTTATTCACAGTAACCTGAGTGACTTTCTTGGCTATCTGAGCCATGACAGTCGCTTTGATTTCATCTTCAGGCAGAGGGTCTTCCTGAGCTTTATTGAAGTCGGTAATAGCCTGTTCAATAGTCACAAGGTCATTGCCCGCATCAAACAAGACCATCGCATAGCGATAGAGAATGTTGTTGCGGTTGCCTTCGGCATACTCACGTGCAAACCATTTCTCAAGATTATTCAGGCTGGCTATCTTCTTCTCACCCTGCTGAAAACGCTCATTCTCTGAGGTGTACGGAATGAACGGCAGGCAGTCAAAGAGCTCGCCTTCATTTGAAATAACCTGAGTGTTTTTAGGATTGGTTTCCCATTTACGGGAAATCTGGTCTACACCTGGGTCTACCTCAAAAGGAACCCATTCCAGAATATTGTCCATAAAGGCTTTATAAGTCTTCTTGTCCAGCTCAAGCTTGAAGTTCATCGGGAAGATTACTCGGTAGCGATTGAGCTCTGGAGTGTGTCTCTTGGTTGTGTAGAGAATGTATTTGTAGTCACTGAACAGCGACTGGAAGGCTTTAATGGAAAAGCCTGAGTCTACATCAAGCACTATCAGGTGAAAGCCAGGGATGATGGACTCATCACAACGGTGACCTTTGTCACAATGCATCGGGAGCCAGTGCATAGGAGTAACTCCGTCATCCTGTTTGGACAGGGTAGGCAGAGCTTTAAGCTCATCCCATGAGATGGTTCCGTTCTGATAGCCGTTGGCTAAATCACCTGAGTAGGAGATGATTAAGTCATCCAGTGAAGTCTTCTCAAGAGTCTTGGCTGAATACCTGTCAGTACCTGCGATCGTCTTCATCTGAACCAGGATGTTATTCTTCAGACCCCATTCAGCAGCTCTGACCATTAAGGTCATCTTGTTCTGCTTGGACAGGTTCTTGAAGAAATTAAGATCATCTTCAATATCTGAGAAGGTCTTGGCTTCATCCTGTTTAGACAGATAAATAGCTAATCTGGCTTTAGGAGCGGGTCTGAACAGAATCTTCTGAAAGTTCTCTCCAGACTCTTCCACAAGCTTGATAGCCTGGTCTGCGTGGTCTTTAGTAACCACTGAGGATTTATCCAGGAAGGCATAAAGACCAGCCAGCTTCATGGCTTTGAAGTACCTGTGAGTAACTTCAAGCTTCTTGAGCTGCTCACTGTCTGAGTTAGGCAGAGACTCTGCATAGGATATGCATCTGCCGTGATAATCCTCAAAGTAGATAGCTATATCATCAGGGATCTCAATGTCTTTACCCAGCAGCATTGGGTCAGCTAAGAACATGAACTTCTTAGCCATCTGATCACGTACTGCCGTGTTCTGGGCATTAGATCTCAGGGCAAAGCGCTCAGCAGGGGTATAGGTATCAACAGCCTGATTCCCTTGGTTCGCTTTGCCGTAAGCAAACATGAGCCTTCTGGCTAAGCCGTTCTGTAAATCCTGATAGAACTTGTCTTCACGCTTGCCGCCATCTAACAGAGCAGTAGGTGCGCCAAACATTAACAGGTTGGCTGGAACATCACCTGCAAACTCGCGTCCGCGCTGATTGTCTTTAGTATTCTTGGTAACTTTGTAGTCCATCTTGCCGCAGTCATACAGCTCCACAAAGAGAGTCATGATGTCAGCGGCTTTGTCATAGACTGAGCCAATCTCATCCATGCAGAGGTTAATGCAGCCTGCGTTAGCCATAACCAGCATCTGATGAAGCTGCCTTACAGCTTCTACGGTTGCATCACTCATACGGGTCTGATAAGACCTTCCGCCAATCGCATAATACTGGGCACTAATTTCATCCATGATTTCTTCAGCACTCTTGGATGAATTGGCTGCAATGCGATTGGTCAGGATATTGAGATTTCTCTCACTGGCATAAGGGAAAGTGAGGTCTTTAAATCTCTCATTAAAGCCAGCAAGAATGTCATCTAGCAGATGGAGAGTCACACCTTTGCCATAGCCTGAATGAGCCAAGGCAAGTGTGTAGACATTTACCGGGATTAGTTTGTCAGCCTTTGAGCTGATAGTCACTCTCATGCATGAAGCCATAGTAGCCAACTGGCTCACGACCACTGCGCGAAAATAGCTTTTGTCAAAGTTAAGCTGCTTAGTGCAGATGTAGTCGGTAATGGTCTCCATGATGGGATTGTGATTAAAACTTGAAGTGTCAATAATATGAGACATTTATGCTTCCTCGTAACGTTTACGCTGTTGGCATATACATGCGGCTTTGCAGTACATGCAAGCTCTGGGTGAGCCCTTCTGAACTCGGATCTCACCCACACCAGACTTTGAGGTTTGAAACTTGACTGCATCCATCATGTTGTCAAAGACTTTGGTGGCTCTTACAGCACCAGGCTTTGAGTAGTACTTGAATTTGTCAGGAGTACGCCAAAGCTCTTCGTCATTGCAGTCAGGGATTTCTTCTTCAGGGCTGTCCCAGTACTTGTTAAGCAGTGCAAGTTTGGCTCTGATGAAGTGCTCAGTGGCTTCCATTGAGAGAAGCGGATACTTCTCCGCAATTACGCGACACTGAGGATATTTGGGATTGGCTTTGGCACTGGCTTTAGACCAATCGGTGAAGATATAGCAGATGGTGACGTCATCACTGGTGATTAGTTCAGGATTGAGCCAGCGGTAGATGGAACCCTGTTTGACGAACTCAGGTACTCTGGACTGGTTCATCCATGTGTAGGCAGAGGTGGTCTTGAAATCATGCAGTTTGCCTTCACCCACAAAGTCAAACTTGCCGCCGATGGTAAAACCATCAATCTCCTTAAAAGCACGCTGTTCAATGTTAATGACGATCTTGCCTTTGGCTTCTTCCTCAGTCTGAGGATTGATAACGATATCTTCAGGGGAGACGCCTTTAAAGGCTTCGGTTTCACTTAAATTCTTTAAAGCATTAGGCAGAGACTTAATCCAAGCTGCCTCAATAGACTCATGGACAGCTTCACCAAGCTTGGTGGCTATCAGGTCTGACATGTCCATACTCTGGTCTTCAGGCTTCACTCTTGAAGCCAGAATTATCTGTTTTGCAGACTTCTCCAGAGTAGTGGCTGAAATGTATTTGGGCTTGTTTACATAGTCGTAGTTGTCAGCTCCAAGCCATACTTGCAATACGGCTGGGATATTGTATTCATTAGTAATTTTCATTATGTATCTCGGTAAGTAGTGGTAGGGAAAACGTTAGCAAACGATTTGCCGCTGTCTTCAGATCAGTAAAAGTATTTGTGCGGGTAAATTGATAAATAACAGGAAAGTACTGACTGGTAAATTGAGTCAGCCAACGGTTAAATAAAAAAATACCCACACCAGAAACTGGTGTGGGTAATGACACTTAAAAGAATTAAGCGGCTACTTTGTTACGAGTAAATGGATACCAGTCGTAAGTGTCAGTAGCTTTGTCATACATAGGCAGATAGTAGACATTTTTATAGTTGTACTCTTCCACCATGCGGGTGCAGAAACCTTCATAGGCTTTAGCCTGCATAAATGTATCAAGAGTAACTTTAATGTCTTTATCTGCCAAATCTATGACGGGAATGTCACACTTGTTCAGGAACACTCTTAGGAACCTGGGGAATTTATACCCAAGGGCAAAACTGACAGGCTGTATTTGCGCTTTGTCACCGCCCAGTGCAGCAATAACGTCATACCATTTGACCTTATTAACCTTACACCAGGCTTTAAACTTAGCTTCCACATTTGGCTCAAGATGGAGGGAACTAAGATCTGCATGACCATAACGCAGTTTGGTTAGCTCTCCGCTATCAAGATACTTATGATTAAGCGTTAAAGCTGTTCTAATCATGCTGATATTGAACAAAGCTTTTAACGGCATATCCATAGTCTCTTGGTTTACTGTCATAAACATATTTGACATAGTAATTTCCTTAAATAGGTAGTGGTAAGTAAATTTATTTTTCTTGTGTTTTTTCTTTCAAAGAATCTTACTTATATGTATTTTGTAGATTTGGCTTTGAAAGCTTATTCATGATATCACACTATCAGTAAAACATTACAGGCTAGTAAGATATTTATCAGTAAGCTGTAGTAAGTCTTGTTTGCTCACATGATTTGGTACACCAAACTCATCTGCCCATGACGGATAGAACACACTGAGCTCTCCTCCTAAATGAACATCAGGATGCTTAATCTCAGGCAGTTCCTGCCATGAATCAGCTTGTACCAGACCTTCATTGCAGAAGATAAAGACATCAGGATCGTCTTTAATCAGGAAGTACTGGGCATCATGAATCTGACAGATAGGCTTGATATCCAGCCTGTATTTGCTGGCTCTTACTTTTTCATTAAACTCAACGCCTGAGCGTGAGTTTAAGAGTCCATAAGACTGACCTAAAGCATTGGCTGCTGTCCTGAACTCCTCGCCTACGGCAAAGTTCTTTTGGATGTCTTCAGGGAAAGACCTGAACATCTTAGGTGTTCTGAGTCTGAGCCCAAAGGCACACTCAACATAGCCGTCAGTAAAGGCTTTCTGGATCTTGCTTTTTACCCATTCATCACTGACGTGATAAAGCTCATGAAAGGCTTTGTAAATCTTTTCCGCTTTCTCCTTGCTGGCTCCAAACTTGGTTTCCAGCGTCTTGGCTATGCAATTGTAAGTAAGTGCAAAGGTATAGCCTTTACTCTCCTGTCTTAGATGCTTGTAACGCTTCTTGATAGAGTTAATGACCTTAACCTTCTCAGCTTCAGTCTTGCACTGGGCATACTCTTGCTGAATATCAGGCATCTGGTCTCCCAGATAAAAGAAACTTCTCAGGCAGTGACCATCATAGCCATCGGTATAAACCTTTAATTTCTGAGGATCTTTTGTCGTAAGAGCTGAGATGCGATCTTCCAGTGACGCAAAGTCAATTCCAATCATCAGCCATCCAGGAGGGGCTTTAAAGCATTCCTTGATAACATGAGCATATTTGGAACCAGTGGCTGGAAGGTTTTGCAGGTTAGGCTTGGATGAGCTAAGCCTGCCTGAGACAGTTCCTCCCAAATTGAAGTGCCCGTAAAGCCAGTGCCATCCTCCATATGGATAGGCAGCTTCAAAGTGAGGGATGAACGCCTGTAAGATCTTGCTTACTTCCTTGTAAGCTATCAGGTTCTTTAACAGCGTCTCTTCTTCAGTCCCTGACTGCACATGAGCCAGAAGTGAAGTAAAAGTGTCTCCGTCAGTCTTGGGCTGCTTGTTAGCAGTAGTAGCCAGTACAGGCAGCTTGAGCTGTTCATAGAGCAGCTTGGCAGTCTGCTGACCTGAACCAACGTTAAACTCATTCTCAGGACGGTTGGCGTCTAAAAGACTCACTGTCTTGGTTTTGAGCGTAGCGTTCTTTCTGGCTACCCAGTCCAGCTTTAGCTGCGCTTCAAACTGTTTAACGATTGAAAGCTGCTTGATAGTCGCTATGGCATCATCGTTAATCTTCTGAAGCTGAGCTTTGGCTTTCTTCACTTGGTTCATATCCAAAGGCATTCCTGTAAGCTGCATCTGGATAATGTCCTTAGTGGCTTTTCTAAACAGGTCATAAACCTGTTCCTGCTGGTCATTGACCATCTTGTCATGGTATTTCTTGTACAGATACCAAGTAGACAAAGTATCAATGAGGTTGTACTTCATCATTTTGTCTACAGGGATCTTGTCAATGTCCTTAATCTCATCTACTGCATAATCACCTGAATACTCCTGAGTATTATCTTTAAGTCCAAGAGAGTTCCCTGCGGCGGAGTTGGTGGCTAAGTAAGTGATGAGCTTGGTGTCATCCCAATCTCTGTCAAGAAACACATGCAAGCCGTTAAGCAAACCTGCCTGATCTAGCGGGTTCTGCATAAAGAGCCTGTAGATGAGGATGTACACGTCATAAGCGATGTTGTGAAAAATCAGCTTGCCTTGCCAGTTCTCAAAGAACTGTTTCAGGGTAGCTAGATTTTCAGGAACCTCGTTGATGTACAGCACCACGCCTTCATGCTCGTTCCATGCAAAAGCCACAGAGACCACACCAGCGCTGACATGACACAGACAGCCGTCTGGATTGTCAGGGTTGTGGTTTCTGGTCTCTATGTCACAGGTAAGCACGTCATAGCTCATAAGCTGAGCCAAGGTACTGGAGATTTCACTTGGAGTCTTTGCATACTGGGCAGTACGAATGATGTCTTTCCCTGGCTCCTGATATGAGCCAAGCAAACAGTCATTTACTGCGCTCAATGCCTGAGCTATTTTCACCTCCATAGAGGGGTCATAGGTTAAGGCATGAGGGTTAGGTGCAAAGAAAATGAAATTGCCTTTGGGGTCTTGCAGACGATAGCCGATGGTTCGCATAGGTTTGCAGTTCTTATAAACAGCCTGGAACCAGTCAGCGTGGCAAATGACGGTATAGTCAGCTTCATTTATGGCTTCCTGATACTCCTCACTAACCAGTCTGCGTCTCTCTGTCATAGAGATACGGGTTCTTGGGTCATACAAGAACATGACTTGATACTCAGTCTTAGGAAGCAGGAGTTTTATATAGTGCTCCATAATGACTTCCTTTCTGGCTCCCTGCGGAACCAACAGCAATACCTTCATAACACTGACCTCATAGCAATGAGCTTATTTACTTCGGGAAACCATCTGTCCCAGTCTGATTTGTTTTCAGGCAGTATCTCGTAAGTATTTGAGGTGTAGTTAAGGTTTGCTAAGTTAAGCAGGAATGTCGGAAAGATTTTGCCTAAGTCTAAGACCTCCTCAGAAACAGACTCAGGGCAAAGCTCTGCGTGTTCCTGATAGTTAAGCAGGACTTCAGCAAAGAAGTCACTGATACGGTGCTTTAAGGTCTTGTTACGTTCAGTAAACTCCAAATACTTCTGATACTCAGACAGCAGGCTTTCATCAAGCTCAGGTAGTCTGTATTTGTCATTAGGAGTGATTTTCTCAGGGACTGTAGAAAGGTCTCTGAAATAAAAAGCTGAACCGGCACTAAAGCCTAAAGCATCGTCATCTTTAATGAGCTTGTTATTCTTTTGGGTCAGAGATTCACGCATCTTAGTGTCCAGTTTGTCTAAAGGCTGAAACAGAACTTTGACAAGTGAATCTCTGATCGTGCTGTTATCGGTGTAATAACACATCATAGAACGCTTACTCCGTATCGCTTGGACAGCTCTCCGTAGAAGACAACTTTGTTCTTGGCTCGCGAAGCAGCTACGTAAAGCAGCTTTGCCGTGAGGTCTTTCTGAGTGCAACGGGAGATGTCGCAAAGGTCAATGTAGACGGTATCTAAGGTCTGCCCCTGAGCTTTATGTACAGTGGAGACTTCAGAACGCCTTAAATCAAGAATCTGAGACTTTAGTGAGTAGTACTTTTTAGGGTTTACTTTGACTAAAGTCTTCATGTAGGCGAGATAGTCATCAGGCAGTCTGAACATGACTGAAGACCATTCAGCATTACGTTTGGGATTCCATACGGTCACCTTAATCAAAACGTCTTTGTCTTTGTCTTTTTCAGACAAACCCAGTTCCTGATAGCAGGTTAAAGGCACATCAGTAGATACTTCCTCAACCCTGACAGGCGAGTCAATGTTGAGCTTATAAGCATTCATGCTCTTGGCAGGATTAGAGCAGTAGTACTCGTTAGAGGTGTACCAGTTACCTGCTGCTATATAATCTTTCTCACCCCTGAGCTGCATGATGTACTGAGCGTACTGGGTCACAGTAGCGTTGGAGTAAGCAAGGATTTTCTTGTCTGGGTCAATCTGAGTGAAGTTCTGGTCAACCAGCTTCTGCATCACAGCACCGTCTCTAATGACTTCAATTGAACCAGGGACAGAATGAATGTCATGCCATTTGCCTGTTTTACAGGTCTCCTCAAGCTGTTTACATAGCTCTACCAAAGCAGGCTTGCCTGCATTTCTGACAGGTTTGTTTAAGTCATACTCAGGGATTTTGAGCTGATAGATAACAGACTCTTTCTCCTTCACAGGAGGTAACTGGAACTTGTCTCCGATGAAGACAAACTTGCAGTGTTTAAAGGTCATAGGCAGAGCAGCAGCAAGGTCAGTGCTAATCATGCTGCATTCGTCTATGAAGATGATTTTGTTATGGACTGGAGTCCAGTTGTAATTACAGACCAAAGTCTGATGCTTGGTATTAGGGTCATAAGCTAAGTGAAGTCTCATTAGAGCTGTAAGGGTAGTAACAGATTTACTACTCGGTAAATTCAGCTCAGTCTCAAGACTGTCTACAGCTTTGTTGGTAGTGGCACAGACTTCATAGTCGGTGTACTCAGGAGTGATGCCTAAAGCTTTGCTGGTGAGCATGTAGTTCTCAATGCCAGCCTCGATCAGGTACTTGGTAAGATAAGACTTCCCAGTGCCTGCGCTGCCCTGAATAATCATGCTTTTCTGCTTTGGATCCAGCAGGAACTGCACAAAGCCTTTAAAGACTTTCTGCTGGTCTTGCGTAAGTGAATCAGTAGTAATCATGAATTTTCCTTGAACGTAATAAACTTGTTTGTAATGCGAATGATGATATAGCCCAGTGAGCCAAAGATGCATCCGCAAAACAGCGCTGCGATCAGGCTGAACGTCTGTATAAAGCAGGCTGTAAAGCACAGGATGAACACCATCACTGGTGCACATGCAGCGTTGATAAAGACGTAGATAACGAACTTCAGGACTTCCATAAGTCAAACCCTCACTGGAATGAAATGACCAAAGGGGATGTCCTTCTCGGTCTTATCAGTGGCAACCCCAACCCAGAACACAGGTATGTTCGGGTTGGCTAAAGGAGCCATTGGATCGCAGTAAAGGTCTGTAAAAACGATTAAGCCGTTGACCTTACCTTCACAGTTGTCAACGAAATGTTTTACAGGCCAGTAGGAAGTTCCTCCGCCTCCGTGAAGTTCAACTTTTTCGTATTTGTCCTTGTCCGCGAATGTCTGCACGTTCTGTAAGTCTTCATCAAACTGAATGACAGTGAGTTTCTTAGGCTTGAGCCTGTCGTGGACGTAACGGATTTCAGAGTTAATACGGTTAAGCTGCTTTTCACTTACTGAGCCAGAAGTGTCTATGGCATAGATGAGATGAGCCAGCCTGTCTTTACCGGCAACCATAGACGGCATGTGGATATTCATGTAGCGCCTGTTACGGCGTTTCCATGAGAGCTGAGTCTTGGGGAGTAAATCCTTCATCAAAGAGTGAAGGATGTTTTCCCAGGGCAGTTCTGGCTCTAAGGATTTATCCCAGACTTTGCACAGGTCTCCTGCCGTAGTTCCAGGCTGCAAGCCGCCTGAAAGCAGAGCCTGCTGTCTGGCTTTGATGACGTTGCCTAAAGCGTTTTCTATTTGCTCTTTCGTAGCTGGCAGTAAATCATTGCCAACAGGATTATCACTATCAGAGTTCCCATAATCTTCTCCTGATTTATCTGACGGAGGTACTTCAGCAGGATCACTGCCATTGCCTTTGTTTTTAGCCTGCTTGCGCGGTTTACAGATGTCGCCATAAACATCTTCTTCGCTCTTGTTTAAGTAGTCTGGATTAACAAGTCCAGGAATACTGCAAGAACTGCCGTCTCTGATCATGTCGTTGTTAATGACATAGTCACAGGCTTGGTTCCATGTTTGAGGGTCTTTGTCACCTCTGCGCTGAATATGCAGTCTGGCGATATGCCAAAGTTCATGCTCAAGGATGAAACTGGCATCTTTGAGCTTCATGGTTAAGAGCTTGTCTGGGTTAATCCAGATGGTGTCTCCAGTGGTTCCCATGTAGAAGCGCTCAGGGTCTCTGCCAAAGTCGCTGCCATCAGTGAATTTGATGTTCAGTGAGCAAAGCAGAGGAGCCAGGAAAGCAGAGTTTTTTCCAGTGAAGATGGTTAGCTGGAGCTGGCGATAAGCTTTCTTAACCTGTACCTGTTTCTCAGGCGGCATTGTGTAAGGCATCGTTCATCTCTCCAATCTCAATAGCCAAATCAGTCACGAAAGAAGCAATGTTCTGATTGCTTACCAGTAACGGGTTGTTCTGAATAACAGCCCTGGTGAACAGACCCTGCATTGAGCGGTCAGGAATGCGTCTGATGTATTCGCTGACAACGTCAATGTCGTCCTCTGAGACTTTCTGGGCGCACATAGAAACAGTTGCCCAAAGAGCGCTCAGGTCATCAGGGAGCTTGGCTTTGAGAGGAGATTTAACGATGTTTTCGTAGGTAGGCAGATTCTGAATTACCTTGCAAAACTGCACGAACTCTACAGCTATGCCTGCACTGACAGTGCCTGCAAGCAGAGGCAACTTGTCGCTGAGGTTCTTGAGAGTCGGATCTGCTGCTTTAAAGACCTCAAGCTCACGATTAAGAAATTCCCAGGTACGCGGACATGCGTAAGTGTCAGTAGGCTTGCTTGGGTCAAAGTCGTTAAACGCATCAGGATGCATACTCAGGAAAGCTATGACTCTGTAGTCATAATGCTGCGGGATAGCTACCTGATTAATCCATGCGTCTACCGTAGGTTCAAGCGTAAGGTGAACCAAGCGTGAAGTCATGGCAGTGCCAATAGACGTGGTAATGGCATGGTCTTCTTCACGATTGCCTGCACATGCGATAAAGCATTTAGGGTTGAGGTTGTAGATGCCAATGCGATGGTCTAAGACCACGTTGTAAGCAGCTGCGATGACAGGCTCGCTGGCTGAATTAAACTCATCTAAGAACAGGAGCCAACCGTTGTAACCCTGCGGTACAGGTGTTTTGGTAAGCGGGAATACATCAAATGGCACCCAGTCAACCTGATGGTTCTCTTTAATCATGGGCATACCTGACAGGTCAACACTGTCAATGGTGCTCAGTCTCAGGTCTATCAGCTTGAGATTATTTTTCTTGGCAATGGCTTTAATGATGGATGATTTGCCGCAGCCAGGAGCTGAGTGCAGGAAAGGGACAAGACCAGACGCTAAAGCATCTTCGGTCAGAGTAGTGGCTTGTTTAATGTCTACTGTGTATTCAATGGACTTCATAGTTATTCCTAAAGTAGTGGTAAGTATCTAAGGGTATGAACCCGCAACAAGGCTTAGTTCACAAATGAACCAAGATTAGGTTTTTATAAATTGCACTTGTGCAAATGCAGTTTATAATAAATCTGATGGGTTATTACTACTAAGTAATCCAACCCACAACAGAACTTAATTACTCAGGGGTAATCAGCGTGACAGACGTGGAGTTTGTGTTTGCTAAGCAGGCATGTGAATTTGCGAAGGAAGCCGTAACCAGAGCTGACAGTATGTTTACAGCTCACATCAAGGGCTGGGAGACAGATCTGAACCAAGAGCAGAAAAGTTACTATCTTGATTTTCTAAGGCGTACAGGAAATGAACAATGGGCAGACAGGTTAGAGAGAATGTGGAACTGCCCAGATCTGTTTCCCAAGGAAGAGGTACTGGATATTAACACTATCTCAGAATCATAAAAAATAAAGCCCGCTTCCCGCGGGCTATATAGATCAATTACTCCCCAGTAGGGTATATAAGATCCTAAAGATCATTTACTACCTAGTACCTATAAAGTAGATCAATTACTACATAGTAATCTTTATATAAACATACCTCGGTCTTTGATATATATATATATATACCTTCTGCCTGCTGGGGTCTCTGGGGCCATTCCAGAGAAAAACAGTAAAAAGAGATGTTTTTAATTTAATCTCTTTTTTGGGCTTGTCAATTCTTATCTGAGTTACTACTCAGTACACTTTCCAGGGTCTCTTTCTGGATCTTGAGCTTCTTCTCTTCCTGGTTCAGCTTCTCAATGAAGCTCTCTATGCCGCTAAAGATATACGCCCAGGCTTCAAGGAAGTCCTTGTCGTTGGTATCTGGTTCCTGTAGCTCCTCGTTGTCATAGAACAGGTCTCTAGGGTCACAGTGACACTGGTTCAAGGCATCCAGTGCTTTCTTAAATTCTTCCTTTGAGAGCTGTATATCAGTGAGCTTCTTCTTGATACCATTGATCCGTGCTGGGATCATCTGTACATTCATGCGTGTGCTTGCAGCCATGTAGTCTGTGGTCTCCTTGGTTCAAAAATAAAAATATAATAAAACTTAATATTATATATTAAGTTGATTAATATTAAATTGAAAATTACTATTTTTAATTTTTACTTAAATTGTTTAAGTTTATTAAAAGAGTATTAAATGGCATTTTTAGATCAAGATCATATTCATAGAATTAATAAAATTAATCAACTATGGATTAAATTAAACGAAATACAAGAATTAGCAACGAAAAATAATATTAAAGATATTTTTCAAGATAATGGAGCTAAAATTTTACAACAAATAACATATTTAAATTTTAAGGCATTACCTGAAAGGGAAGGTAATGATGCAATTTCTGAAGATGGTACAGAATGGGAAATGAAATCTCTTAATCTTGCTACCTCTGCAAGAAGTTTTACTACAAATCATCATATAAATCGTAAAATTATAAATAAATATAGAAAAGTCCCATGGAGTTTTGCTGTATATAATGGTATTATATTACAAGAAATTTGGATAGTAACTCCTGATAAAATGGAATATCATTATAAGCAGTGGGAAAATAAAATTGCATCAGAAGAAGATAAACCAATAACTAATCAAGGAAATACTTTAAATAATCCGCATATAAATCTTTCTTGGGTTAGAAAAAATGGGGTACAAGTTTATCCATTTGACAAGCAGCATCCCATTAGTCCAATTGATGTAATTAAAGCTTAATACTATCCATATTTATAATATTATTATAGTGTTCTTTAGCTTTGTCTAAATCTAGCTCTTTTGGACAAAATCTAAAGACACTATTTGCAACATATTCTAATTCATTATCAAAAGATAACCATTTTCTTTTTAATTGTTCACAAACACTTCCAGTTGTATTACTTCCTGCAAATATGTCTACAACTAAATCATTTTCTTTAGTTAACATTTTTATAAAAAATTCAGGTAATTTAGCTGGAAATCTTGCAGGATGTGCTTTTAATTTTAAAGCTTTACAATATCTTAAATAACTACTATTACTTTCTGTATTTGGAATAGAAAGTAAATTTGAAGGGATAGCTCCACCATTATCTTTTGTCCAACTAGCTAATCCCATTACATGTCCAGAAGGGCGTTCTGTTCCTTCATGAGGAACGAAATCTTTTGGATTAGCAATGAGCTTTTTCATACGAGAACTATAAGGAGTTAATACATTTCTAATATCTGCTTTACAAAAAGGAGTTTTACAAAACCACCATACAGTATTTACTGCATTTTTGGCTCTAATTTTTCTTTTATTAACCCATTCAATAGGTGCTGGTAAAGCACTAGAGTTAAACCAATAAAATGGTTGAGCTAAGCTATAACCTAATTCATCAACCATTTTTATTAAGAAACGAAATTGATATAAAGAATAAATAGGGCTTCCTTTTTGATAAGCTCCACCAATATCAAGCACTATCGAACCTGTATTTTTAAGCTTATAGTAAGCAGCTTTTGTAAATTGGCAAAGCCAATTCACATAAACATGTTGATCTTCATTGCCATATGCTTTTTGACGTTGTAATGCAAAAGGCGGAGAAGTCATAATTAAATCAATACTATTATCTTTTATTTGCTTAATTAATTTAAGTGAATCCCCATAAATGTATTCACCTAAATCAGTTTTATATCCTGTCATCTTAATCCTTAAAAAAAAAAATACTACCTAATAAACTTAATTATCAGGTAGTAATTTTTAATTAGCAAATTGCATATTCGCTTTTAAGCACTTCGTCACCCAAGTTTTCATTTAACTTATTTACATGAATGGGATGCTCAAACATGTGACTAAGTATAGCATCAAGCATCTTGCTCTTAGCTATCCTTGAACAAATTACTCTGTACTGTTCTCTGACTGCTTCAGCATGATTCGGATGGCATCTGAAGCAGTCATGAATACTGAAAAGCTCAAACCCATCATTAGGTAGTGAGTTCACCAGTTCTTTCAGTTCTTTCTTCTCTTTGGCTCCCATACCCATGTAGCACTTCTGGTTCAGATACAGAAGTATTCTTACTGGTAAGTATCCAGACTCTCTGTACCGAGTCATCAGGGTGTTAAATTTCCTGGAGTTGCCTTTAGGCAGACTTTCGCAAATTTGACCAAACTCTGAACTTTCAGGTTTTAGGTTCACCAACTTTTTCAGAGTCTGCTTATATGCCCCTGAGAGCATACAGCGCAGGGTCATTTCTCTGTTGATAAACCCGTCAACTGAGTGAGCCAAGTTCGCTGAAAGGAACTTGCCTTTCTTAATGGGTTTATTAACATATTTGAGAATATCAACAGGCTCATCAAATAAAGTTGTTTCAAATACAACTGGAGTCATTACTTTGCATTTCACATGGAAATTATCAGGCATTATCCAGTTATATTCAGATGCTTTTGAGTTCCAGCAATCTAAAAGACACTCGTTTAACTCCCATACTCCAGGGAGTTCTTCACTCATAATATCTTCAAAAATTTCATAATTGTCTTCCCCAAATACTTCTTTGGGTTTCTTTTCACTTCCATAAAGAGAAGTCATGATAGCCTTTTTTACTTGGTCTCTGGTAAGTTTGTCACTTACTTCTACTTCATCTTTCATCTTGTTGTAGATGTAGGTGTACAGGTCTTCCCTCTTGCCCGTATTTATTAAATTAACTCTTTCAGCAGCTTGTTTGTCTCCAGTAAGTAAGGCTAAAACTTGACAGCCAGAGGCAGTAGCATCAAGATTTATGCAATAACCTATCGGTTTGCCATCTTGCATGTCTTCATAGGCATTAACAGCGGCTATATAGCCTGCTTTGTCATCTGCCTGTTCAACCAGGTCTTCAAGCTTGTTTTGGTTCTGATTAAACCATTCAAGTCTCTCAGACCAAGTCTTTTTATCAAGACCGTACATTGAAGCTATATCCATCTGTAAATACTGTTTAGGAGTAAATTGAGTCATCTTACTATCTCCATAAATGACTGAACCCAGCTCACATTGGGCTGGGTTCTTTATTGGTTAAGCTGCTATTAAGCAGCAGTATTCTCTAATATCTTCAAGTTCTTCGGTGTAATCACCTAGAACTTGTTTACCATATTTAAGAGTAAGCCCTTTTTCAATTAAGGCTTTTAACTTCTTTGCTTGATCTAATGTCAGGCTTCCGTATTTTTCTCTTAAATAATTTTTATGCCATTTACGAGCATGATATTCCTCTCTCATCTGAGCTATTTGAAAAGGTAACTCGTTTTTAACGAAATCATATAGAGATGTTTTGGTTCCAAACATCTTATCTATTTCTCTAATTCCTTGATACAGCTTAACTGTGAGTTTCGCTGATACTCTCGGAAGTTTATATTTCTGTTCAGGTATATTGCATAAAATCATTTTTATTTCCTTAATAAACAAAAGTCCATCTAATTACCTTGATCAGATGGGCTTTAGTAAGTAGTAATTTAGTTTTGAACCAACTCTTTATGAGCTAACTCAAGAACTGCTTTGTTGTAGGCTGTCCCCTGATAGTTCAGGTGATATCCTTGACAATAAGTTCTGCCACGATAATCAAATCTGTGGCTGAAATAAAACTTATTACCTTTCTCAACCATGAGATCTTCGTTTTTCATCATGGCTGAGATGTACCGTTTTAAGTTCTTTTTGCTCATTTCTGAACTTATCCCATCCCAGGTGCACTCTGCTTCCTGGTTCGTCATAGTATTGATAGTGAACGGGATGCTGTTCATCAGGTTCAGATGCTCTAAGCAGACATCTTCACCTGTCTTTTTACCTCCTAGTAAAACTGACTCATGGTTCTTTGTGTAATATCCTGAGTCAGTATTAGACACAATGGTTTTTGGAGTCACCAACAGAGGTAAAGGAAACTGGAACTGGTCCAGTTCTTCTTCTACTCTTTTTGGCAGCTCAAATATCACTACAAATCTTCCTTGGTCGTCAGTATCAAAGAAGCCCGCTTCACAGCAGGCTTCAATGTCTTCAGCTAAGGTTTGTAATGATTCTGGATTTGCTTTGTCATAATCCTCTGGCTGAGGATGATAAAGTAAACCCAGTAATGCATCTGGTGGCAATCTTTTATATACCGCCAGATACATCAGGCATGAATTACAGACTTTCTGGTTTACACCAGATTTTGCAATTAAGTTCTGTAAATCCATGTCATTCATAACCTCTTGTCTGACACGTTGCATCAAGAGGTTTTTATTGTGAGTATCTTCAAGCTCAATTTCTTCTTGAAGGCGCTCATTTTCTTTTTGGTTCATTATTTGAACTCCTCGTCATAGGCTTCTTCAGCCATGAGCTCTTCACAGAGCTCCTGAAGTTCAATAACATCGTCCTGAAGTTCAGGTTCAATGTTATTGAAAACTTCCGACCAGTCACAGTCGCTGTAGCGGAAGATATCTCTGGGATTGAGCCCCAGTTTTCTGGATAACTCGTTAATGTATGAGGTCATTATTCTTCCTCCTCATTATTGTTAAAGTCAGCAAGAAATTCTTCAAAATCAGATTCATCATCTGAATTTGAGTCATAGTCGTTGTAGTTGTTGATTACCTCTCCAGTTACAGGGGAGATAAAATCAAAGATATCTAAGGTTGATGTATTCATATTTGGTTCCTTGGTTCCTTTAATGAGGTGAAATTAAAAACCCCAGCATTTCTGCTAGGGTTTGGATTTAAATCCATTCTGGGTCTGGTTCATATGAATCCAGAAAGGCTTTTGCGTCATCATGACGTATAAAATAGTGGTCAAATGACCATTCGTTGAGAAGCTTTATTGCCCCTTTTAAATCACAGGCATAAAGCTCCTCAATTTCGTTATCTGAAAATCTGCGTTCCTCAGATATCAGATAACCAAGGTCTTTGAAATGTTCAATGCCAGCTCCGCTGACAGGAACTTTATAAATCATTTTGTTTTTACCGTTATCAGAACTAAATTTAAAAGTTGAACTTAGCTGAACTTACATTAAGCCCAGCTAAGTTTTAGGGTGTATTTAGGGCACTATCACTATCCCTAAAATATTTAAAACCCCTGATTACTCAGGGGTTTAACTGTTAATCTTCAAGTTCTGCTACATCTGTAGTAGCTCCTACTTTAAAGATAACTATGTGGGGATAGACTTCAGCCCATTCTCCTGGGCCGAGGTCTCCTGCTTTCTTAATGAAGAACATGTCGACCACGTTCTCCTCGTCTAACGGAATGTCTTTGCTGACCCGTTTGAAGTCTCTCAACTCCTCGCGAGCGGAGCCCTTTATCCAGGCCCCTATTTTCATCCAGTAGGTAGCCTTCTTGAAGGTTTCCTCGTCCTGCTGCAACGCAGCCCGAATAGCGCGATTCATACTGAATACAGAGTTCTTCATAGTATTTCTCCTATAAATGATGTTTAACTCTATTTATCGCCACGACAGCGCGAGGGGAAGCCCGTAGGGACCAGCGCTGTCGCGGCGTGTATTGGACCGTGTTGGATTAGTGTTGGAAATGTGTTGGACAGGTGTTGGAGTAATGTGTTGGAGAAACGTGTTGGACTAATTTTAAAAGGGGGCTTACGCCCCCTTCTTATTTAGTCTTCAAGCTCAGTTGTTTCCTGCTTGAGCTCTCCATGCAGCGCAGCAATAATATTGCTACGCATCTGGTTGTACTCCAGAGCTGTCTGGTTAATACCAGCCAGCCCTCCCAGCTTCGTCATCTTCTTGACGAACTTAGCCTGGTGCTTTGCAATAGCACCAATGGCTACGTCTTCAATGCGTGAAACCAAAGCTTCTCTAGTTAGGTCTAACATAATAGATTCTCCTTTTTAATGATTAAACCTATTTAGCGCCACGCGGATGCGACGAAGGAGCAGCCACGCGGCGATGGTATTGAACCTGTTGATAGGGGGGGGGGCTTAGAGGGAAACGGGGGAACCCCCTATAGGTACTGCGTTATCTTGTCAGCATGAACCCTATAAGGGTCCCCATACTGTATGCACTGTGAGCGGGGTATGTGAGGTGAGAGCTTCTCTTGGTTCAGAGATGGCAGGCATAAAAATGCCCTGTACTAGTTGCAGCACAGGGCTAAATCTACCACTACCTATGGAAATACTATGGAGCCAAAAAGACTATGTAGTAACCTCTATAAGTATTAGTAGCAGTTTACTATCTAGTACTGGCGTAAATCAAGGGAAAGTTTCAGATTACAGTGATAATAAGTGGGTAACATCACATATTAGTACTGTACTATGGCTGAAACACTACCCAATCAAGTACCTAGTAAGGGGGTACTGCAAGTAGGAACTGACAATGCGCTCTCTATAGAAGAAGTGCAAGCTGCTGTTCCTAAAACCCTCCGTGCCAACATCACTCAGGAGCTGGTGGATGAGATTAACTCACTGGGCAATGAACCAGAAGAAGCTAAGCTTATACGCCAGAACTTCCTGAGCTTCGCTGACATTCTCAAGAATGGCGCTTACAAGACACAGGATTACATTAACGCATGTGTCTATGTGTCTTATAAGATCATGGGCAGAACCAATCAGGATGCCTACTTCCTGACATTCCCGCAGCGTCATGCAAAGCTCTTAGCCAAAGGCACTTCCAGCAAAGACATCTCTGCTTACGTCTCTGCATTTAACCGTGGAGAGCTGGTGCAGAAGATGACTGAGAGAGCTCTGCTTCCTGCTTGGCTCCTTAATCAGGATGTGTATCAGGAAGCCATTAACACTCAGGTAGAGCTGATGCGCAACGCCAAGAGCGAGCGTGTCAAGTTCATGGCTGCTGATTCGCTGCTTACTCATCTGCAAAGACCTGAAAAGACTGACTCTGGGGTCAATATCAATATCAATTCGTATACAGGGCTGGATGACCTTACTGCCAAGATCCAGGAGTTAGCCGTTGCGCAACAGGCTGCTATTCAGCAAGGAGCTTCTACTAAGGAGATAGCGTCTCAGAAGCTGGTAGGCGTGCAGGAAGCTGAAGTCGTTGAGGATATGCCTGCTGTTGTTAAGGAACCTGTAAATGTCAAACCCGAACCAAAAGCCCAGAGTCCTAGAAGACTATTTAGATAGTCTGGACTACGAGGCGCTTAATCACTACAAACCTACGACTTTTGCCTTGGGCGTAATGAATTTCATCAAGCTGCTCAACGGCAACAAAGGTGAAGAAAACAAGACGCCGCCGTTTCATCTGAAGATGCTGGACGGACTGGTGAGTAGCTCCAAGCGTATCGTGAATATCTGTGCCCGTGGCTCAGGTAAGACTACGCTTATGGGTGAGTACTTAATCCTGTATTTGGCTATGGTGGGCAAGATCCCTGGGTTCGGTGAAGTCTCAGGAATGCTTTATGTGTCGGACTCTATGGAAAACGGCGCTAAGTCTTTGCGTAAGAATATCCAGTACCGTTATGAGAACTCTGAGTTCTTGCAGACGTATTTACCGCCCAAACTTCAGAACTTTACTGACAACTATCTGGAGTTCACCAATGTCAACGGCAAGAAGCTGGGTGTCAGACTCTTTGGCGCTACTACTGGTGTGCGTGGCGTTAAGCTGTTCGGCAAGAGACCATGTATTGCTATTCTTGATGACTTAATCAGCGACAGCTCTGCCAAGTCTCTGGCTGACATGGCGATGATTAAGGAGATTGTCTATAAGGGCATTAACTATGCCTTGGACCCAAACCATTACAAGATTATTCTCAACGGCACTCCCTTTAACAGGCAGGACATTATGCTTGAAGCCATTGCTTCAGGCGCATGGAAAGTCAATGCCTATCCCATCTGTGAAAGATTCCCCGTAACCAAAGCAGAGTTTAAAGGTCTGTGGGAAGACAGGTTCCCGTATGAGTATGTAAAAGAACAGTATGACTCTGCTGTCATGAACGGCAAGCTGGACGGCTTCCAGCAAGAGTTGATGCTGCGCATCAATACTGCTGAGAACAGACTTATTCAGGACTCTGAAATCCAGTGGTATTCACGCAAGAATTTGCTTAAAGAAAGAGAGAAGTATAACTTTTACATCTCTACTGATTTTGCTACGTCTGCAAAGCAGACTGCTGATTACTCGGTTATATCCGTATGGGCTTACTCAGAACAGGGTGACTGGTACTGGGTGGACGGCGTCTGTCAGAAGCAGACTATGGATAAGAACATCAATGATCTGTTCAGATTATGCTCTGAATACTCGCCGTTACTGGTAGGTATTGAGGTCACAGGGCAGCAAGGTGCGTTTATCCAGTGGCTCAAGCAGGAGATGAATAACAGGAATATTTACTTTAACTTCGCATCTTCTTCCCCTAATAACTCTGTTCCTGGGATCAGACCTATTACTGACAAATTATCCAGATTTGCCTTAGTGGTTCCTTGGTTCAAAGCAGGAAAAATGTATTTTCCAGAAGAAGTTAAAACTTCCGCTATAATGCTGGAGGGAATGAGAGAAATCTCATCCGCAACAAGAGACGGCTTTAAAGATCATGATGATTTTATTGATACGATTAGCCAGCTCTATTACTTCAAAACCTTTAGACCTACATCAGTAACCGAAACGCCGCAAGCCAGTAGGACAGATGATTCCATCTATGGTTCAGATGATGATTATCTTCCACTGTACGAGGACAGCACAGAGCTTGAATCGTACCTAGCTTGAGGCAACCTATGCAGGTAGGTCAGTTCATCACCAAGCTTACTAATACTACCTTACGCAACCTTGGGGTTACTAAAGACGTAACCTCAAGGGAGCTTAGTCCTGAGTATCGTGCAGAGATTATTGATTATATAAACTCAGGGTTAATGGAGCTGTACAACAAGTACCAGCTCAAGGTGGATTTCCTGTTTCTTGAGACGCAGCTTGGGCGCACTAAATACCCATTAACCTCAGAGCATGTCATGGACAACTGGCATGAGCCCAGCTATGACAAGTATCTGTGGAAAGATTCAGACCCGTCTTTTACTGAGGACATCGTTAAGATCCTGTTGGTTCGAGACCACAGCGGCATTGAGATACCGCTTAACGATCCTAATGATGTGTTATCAGTATTTACTCCTGAGTACAACGTCTTAGAACTTCCTTCTCACTTCCCAGAACAAATTATTACGGTTGACTATCAGGCAAGGCATAAGCCTGTGCGCGAAGACATAGATGAGATTGAGCTGCCTGTTGCGCTGCTGGATCCTTTGTCTTTTTATGTGGCTTCTATGGCTCATTCCAATATGGACGGGCAGACCAGTGTAGCTAATGCTCAGAAGTATGCCCAGCTCTTCAGTAACGCTATTCAGACCTTTGATGAGCTTGGGACTTTCCAACCGAAACACACTCCGACTTACAGGAAATTCTATCTTGGAGGATGGGTTTAACCATGTATAACAATACTGCCTTTGGGCATAACTACAACGAGGGCATGATTGACCGTTTACTCGGCAAAGCCTACCTCACTGTAAAAGAAGTCCATGACAACCTGGAGTCTATTAAGAATGCCACAAGCATTACTGAAGACAACAAGGAAGTGGCTCAGGTACTTGACAAGCTCAATACAGAACTGGAGTCCTTTGAGCAGAAAGCAGGAGCTTTCATAGGACATGACCTTGGTGAGGTAGGTGTTAAAGATGACCCTAACTCATTTATCGGTGACAACTGGCTCTCAGCGATCGCTAAGTCCTATGACAATATCAATACCGTTGGCTCAAACATTGAGACGGTAAAGCTGCTAGGTATTCACATCAATGAACTGAAAGCTGTAGCTGAGTCTCTGAGCAGGCTGGTTGAGATTAATGAAAAAGCAGACCAGGTAGAGAATATCTACTCACACATCAATGCCATTGATGCTAACTCTGACAATATCTCAGACATCAGCTCTGTGGCTCAGAACCTGGATAACATCTCCAAACTTGCAGCCAATATTGAGACCTTCCCTAAGCTGCTTGAATCCAAAGATGACATCAGCAAAGTAGCTGATTATTTGTCTTCGCTGGTTGTCTGCGCTTCCAATGTAGAGACTTACCTTGAAGCCAACAAGAACCTGAAAGCAGCGCAGGAAGTGCTGGAGAATGAGAATCTCCCTAAGCTGGCTAACAGTGCTGACAATATCAATACAGTGGCTAATGACCTTACTAATATTGATACCGTTGCAGCCAATATGGAGGACATCAAGAAAGTCACTACTATTACGGGCTTTGACGATGTTTCCGCTATCAACACTCAGGTGTCTAAGCTTCAAACTGAAGTAGACACGGTTAAAGCGAACCAGGAAACACTTACCAGTAAAGACACTGAATTACAGGGGAAGATAGATACTGCCAATACGAGTATTGCTGCTCTCAAAGGTTCTGCTGATGTCATTAAAGACAAATCAGATCTGACCGGCTTAAATACCCGTGTATCCAATTTGGAAGCCAACGCTAGCAGCGGTTCAAGCGGTAGTGGTTCATCTGCTGAGGTAGACCTGACTAATTACGTAACCAAGGCAGATCTCAATACCAAGCTCGTTAATTACGACACTACTAAAACCATCACTACTAAGCTTACTAACTACGTCACTAATGATGCTCTGACTGGCACGCTGGCTGACTACGCTAAAAAGACTGACATCAGTTCAGGCACTGGAACCACTGTTGATTTAAGTGACTACGCAACCAAAGCGTCAGTGGACAAAATAGTAGGTACTGCCACCATCACTACTGGATCAAACGACATCAACGGTCTGGATTCACGCTTAAAGACTCTGGAATCAGCCAGCAGCTCTTCCTCTGGTTCAAGCACCGCAGCAGCCTCGGATATTCTGCCTTCTGGCTGGTTCCCTTACTTTGGTGAAGCATCCAATATAAGATGCACTGGCATTCGCCATGAAATTAAAACTGTAGAAGAAGTATATACATGGACCGTGCCTGAAGACTGCTGGATAGTAATTGAGGGCAAAGGCGGCACTACTTCAGGCAAGGATTCTGAGATGTATGCCCGCCTGTCATACGGTGTTGATGTGTTCTTTGACGGTATTGGTTCTAACACGGGTGACAACATCTACATGTACACCACTGGCTTCGCCAAAAAAGGTTCAGTGCTCAAAATCACCATGAATAACCTGACCTGGGTGTATTTGGCTCATACCGCTATTTACTATGACGCTGGGCATCGTCCTGCGTCTGACACTCCTACTGAATAACAAGGAGAATAATCAATGACTGACACTAATAACGTGCAGCTCCTGCTTGACGGAAAGGAGATTGAGCCTACAGGAGCTTATGACTTCTCCTTCCGCAGAGTCCCGACTGCTAAGGTTAATTACTTCCGTGGATTACCGTCACAGATGACGGTAAACCCTGATGACAAGAATCGCATCCAGCTTTGGTACGGGGACAAGCTTGGGCATCATGAAGAAACAGTCTTAAAAACTGACTTCAATACTCCTGAGTATCTGGCAGCATTTAAGAACATCAGCGTTGACTGCCTTAGCAAGAAGCTCTCAAACGAAAGCTTTACGCTTGATCCAGAAAGCTATGGTGTTGCCTATCTCAGAATATCTGACACTGTGACGCTTAATCTCATGCAGCCTGTTAATGCAGGCACGCGTATCCAGATATTCTTTGAGAACAGCTACAGAAACCCTGTGCTTAAATTCAATGAGAATCTCAAGATCCGCTGGCTCAACAAAGAGCCTGAGCTTCCTAAAGACGCAGGCAAGACTTATTGCATTACGTTTACCTGGAACGGTTCTGAATGGCTTGCAGGACAGGATTCCTCTGACTCTGGTTCAGGTGTTACGTCTGACGAGATTTCAGCGTGCCTTAATGCTTCAGTGATGTCACTGGGATATTGCTTGCCTGCTGGCGCTTCTGGCGCTGGAGAGTATGCAAGCAAATATGCTTTATTCTCAGGCATTGCCAATTTCTCAGATGATGAGTTAATCAACATCGCTCAGGCTGCTACCAACATCGGCAACATTAACGATGTAGCCAATTCCAAAGATGCTATTAACACAGTAGAAGACAACCTTGCTGTGATTAATGATGTAGCTGCCAAACTCCCCAAGATTGAAGAGCTGCTTGCCAGATATGAAGCTTTAGCAGCTAAAGATGCCTCTGGTTCAGATACTACTGGCACCAGTACTACCACTATTGACACTGACACTACTACTGAGACAGGAGCTTAACCAATGGCTAAATACAAGGTAGTAAATGAGACCCCTACCGTGGCTGACTTCTGGTGGAGACAGCCATTGGTTAATGCTGACGGTTCGCTTCAGAAAACTGAAGACGGAGCTATCAAAGTTGAACAGATGGTTGTGAGGACTGTTGATTCAGAGAAGCTGGACAAGGTTTCCAGATTCATTGATGAAAACGGGACTTTATCTTCTGAGCAGCTTACTGCCATGCAGAAAAAGCTTGATGAACTTGAAAAGCTTATTCGTGGCGGAGTTACGCCTGTGCCTGACACCCCTTCAACTGGAGACGATACTATGAACTATACCATTAAGAAGTACACGGGTGCTTCTTCTTATACTCTTGATGCTTCAGCTAACAGCATCTTCGCTATTGTCCTGTCTGAAGCTACTTCAGCTATTAAGATTGACAGCACCAAGATTTCTCCTGACAAACTCTGGGAAATCCGTATTTACTTACAGCAGGGCTCTGGTTCAAATGTCGTCAACTGGCCCTCTAACATCAAATGGCTTAACGGCTTAACGCCTGCACTTAGTTACAAAGCTAACAGCATTGACATTATCCAGTTATCCACCATTGACGGTGGTGTGTCCTGGTTTGGTTCTTATGTGTCCTGCTGGAACTAAGAGAGGTAACCAATGCTGTTAAACATACGCAGTCAGGAGCTTGCAGCTCAGCCAGTTCAGTCAATGGCTGACGGCTTTGTGAAGTTCCTTGATAACAATACGGGTCGTACTGACGACTACCGTAAAGACCATTTCATCTCTAACCCTGAGCACATCATTGCCAATAACAGGCACTATAACTACAACTCACTAATGATGGGTTGGCCCAATGAGAACGCTCCTACCGAAGCAACGGCTATGGCTATCTTGGGTTTTCTGCATCTTTATATAGCCAGTGACTACAAAAATGCTGACTACTTAAAGCGTGCTGAGGAGTACTGGGATGCCTACACCAAATCATTCTTTGGCGGTGTGCCTATTCCTGATACTCCTACGTATTGGCCCGATAACTGGGTAATAAACGGCAAAGAGCCAAAGCTCTCCTGCTATCCGATTAACTGGTCTATTCCGTATTCATCTGGTTTTCTTGATGTAGAGCTGAAATACACCAACGGCAGAGCCAAGGTTCCTTATGGTTCTCCTTACTGGGGAGAATATTTGACTTACGCATATCAGGCTTATAAAGGCGAGCTTGGCTATGAGTGTGTCAAAGCCTTTGTCCAGAAATACAACGATGATGGTTCAGTAAACTGGGATGCCAATGGCAACGGTGAATCTCATCTTGTTGACTGGATCGTAAACGAAGACCACAAGAAGATTAAGTTCAACGGTAACTGGGGTGGTGTCTCTGCTGACATCATTGAAGACCCCGCAACAGAAGATATCGGTACTATTCAGTTAGTAGATACTAATGTCAACGGTACTTACAAAACTACCTTCGCTGCCAAGCTTCCTGTTGATAAAGGCGGCTATGAGATTCAGCGTAATGAAGCTTATATCTGCTGGCCCTTACAGGTTCCTGTGGCTGTAGCCAATCTTCAGCCTGCATCTGATGCTACTGAGTGGTTCCTGGATGCAACTCATATTCTGTACACCATTACGGGTGAAGAGAAGTACAAAAAAGCCTTCCAGTCTGAAGACCTGACTCTGTACACGATGGCTAACTTCTCAGAAAGGCTTAAATACTTCCGTATCTGCAAAGGCAACTACGGCTTTAAGACTGACGGTCTGGGTATCTCTTATTCATGGTCGCCTAATGCTTCCATTAAACCTGCTTACACTCGTAGCTCTGCTGGTTATCTCATTACTACTTGTCATGAAGGCGGCAAGGTCTGGTTGGATAACAAAGGCACTTGGACGTCATTTAAAGAAGGCGGTAACGGACTTATTCACGTAGAGCTTGCTGGTTCAAACCCTGACGTGATGTCTTACAAAGTAGAAATCCGTACTGATGAGAAAGCTACGATCAAATACAGCTATACGCTGAAAGGTTCTGAAGCTGGCTCATTTGCTTATACCGACAGAGACAAAGTTACTTCCAGTAATATTAAAGTTATTGAGATACCTGTTACCAAGTTCTCATATAAGACTCTGTCTGGCTCGCCTGTGTCTGGCTTTACTGAAGTCGTCTATGACACGGCAGTGTCTGATGAAGCGCCTAAAGGCGCTTATACCAATTTCACTTGCTACTACCCTGAACCTACTGAGAACCTCTCAGTCTGGGGTCAGGCTACTGCGTCTTACTCTGAAGAAGAAGTTGATTACGGTGACTACACTGCAAAGGGCGGTGTTACTCGGTATTTAATCAAAGCTAACCAGGCTAACGGCGGAGCCACTCTTGGTTTTTGGCACACCTATGACAACTCTACTCATACGGGTACTGTGGCTCTGAAAATTATTCCTGCGACTATCAGATATCGCTCTAACTGCGTCATTGGTTTGAAGTTTACTGATACACGTGATAATGAGTGGAGACTTACCAGCGGACTGCCTAACACCAATGGCAAATGGTCTACTTGGCATTTGCCTGTGGCAAAGACTAACTGGACTTGCGAGTCTGGCTTTACTGGAGACATTGCCTGGCCTACTGGCTTAGAGCAGATTTCTCTTGATGTCCCTGACGGCATAACCATTCCTTCAGGCGGAGCTTACTTTGACTGGGCTCGTGTTAATACGCCTAGTGCTTCTGGTTCATTTACTTCAGGCAATGTCAGGTATTTCTCCTTGATGGCTGACAATGAAACTGACACTACTTGGGCTATTGCCACTGGCAATATCTATCCTGTCAATTACGTGTCTGATTTGAAGTACTGCCCTGGGACTATGCCTTACGGCAATAACTCCACTACGGAGTCCCCGCAGGTAGAAGCTTGGCGTGGCTATCCTTATACGGGTTATCAGTATCCGATGATTTACCTGTGGTCAGAATATGCTGATTCCAAGTATCTCCAGAACATGGTTAATTTTCTGTATGACTCACAGCAGGTGTATAACTCCAAATTTGGAGTTCTCGGACCGTGTATGCAGTCTTACTACTGGGAACGCTGGGATTCAGTAGAAAAAGGTATAGCTGATACTTTCACCAACACTACATTTGATAACTCATGGTCTGGCTATGAGCCTAGAGCTTTCTATGGTGCAGCTCGCTGCTACTACTTAATAAAGCGTTCAGGCAAGACTATGCCTAATCATCTTGAGGAGTTCTGCCTTAACTGGGTTAATTTCCTTAATGACTTCTACAAGGCTCATCATTATCTGCCTGACTATTTTCCTGAGAATGGCGGACCGACCAAGCAGGCTGACTATGATGACTTCCCGATCATCTTCCTGTACTGCTCATCTCTGTGCGAGCTGAAGATGGCAGGCATGAAAGTCTCAGGCATGGATGATCTGATTGAATGGTGTATGCAGTACGTGCGTGGCATGTACTTAATCATTGCAGGCAAACCTGAGCATGTCTTCAATGGCGGAATCTCGCAGAAACCTATGCTGGAATCAGAACTTACCGGGCATGAACAGCCTGGTGAGTTCTATGGCTATCAGGCTGGTGAGATCTTGCGCACTATGGGTCTGTACATGCAGATGAAGAGAGGCATTAAAGAAAAGGTAAATTTTAATGTAGCAGGGGGAAGTACTGTTGAACCAGATCCTACCCCTGCACCTGATCCTAAGCCTAGCACTGACCCTGTGACTCCAGTGACTCCTACTGTAAAGAAAGTCACCAATAATAGTGTGAACGTAAGTTCTGCTGTTACCACATGGCTTAACTCTTATCAGCGCCAGTCATTGGGTTGCATTGAAGACAATGGCTCAGCTCATTCGGAGTCTACTGGTTACGGCATGATCTTGTCAGTCGCAGCCCAAAACAAGACTGCGTTTGACCAGATATTCAGCTTTGCTGAAGCAAAACTACTCCAGAGTAACGGGCTCTATGCTTGGCGGTATGACATCAACAACAATACTGTGCCTGACACTAACAATGCTACAGATGGAGATATCCTCATTGCATGGGCGCTGTTAAAAGGCTACGCACAGTGGGGTGATGAGAACTACCAAACCAGAGCTCTGGAAATCATCAATGCCATTAAGACTAACTGCACTAAGTCTTATGCTGGCTATACCATCCTGTTACCAGGTGGTAAAACAGCGTTTGACCATTCAGCGGAAGAAGGCTATGTAGTTGTTAATCCTTGCTACTACATCTACAAAGCTCTTAGAGACTTTGCTTATGTGACTGAGGATGACTCTTGGCTCACAGTAATTAATGACGGTCAGCGAATAATGCAGGACTTCATTACTTACATCAAACCTAAAGTGGCTATCCTGCCTAACTGGTTCATCGTTAAGGACGGAGGCACATTTGCCTTTGACCCTAACCATGACAGAAAATCAGGTTGGGATGCTATGAGGTGTCCGCTGTATTCTGCCTGGGATACTGAAGTCAACTATGAGGACACTCTGTGGAAGGCGTTTTACAACGCTTATGCAGAAGACTCTACACCTGCTGTTATTGATATCTATAATGGCAGCGTGGAAAGCTACATCAGAGACTTCACATCATTCAAGGCAATCAGAAATGTGGTGCTGGGTAATACTGTAAGCTTGGATTTCCAAAGCAACGGGTACTACCAAGATGCCTTGATGCTGTTCAGCTACTTGGCTCAGAAAAACTTCTAA